TAAATTCTCCTGTTGGGTTTCCAGAAGAATCTTTTTGGTAAGGCCATTCAAAAATTTTACTGTTTCGAATGCCGTGAAAAGATATGCCACCGCTGTATATAGAAACACTTCCGTAGGCATTCGTTATGTCTATGCCATTGTCGTTTATAACAACTTTATTATTTCCGCGAACGACTTGTACGTTTTGACCTGTGATTTGAACTTTGCCTTCCCAGTCGCTACGAGTGACGACCAACCCATTTTCAGGAGTAAACGTTATCATGCTATAAAGCTCTTCTTTTGTTGCGCGCAGAGTAATAGCATCAGCGTTTTGAGAAATCTTTGTTTCTGCTGCACCGATACGCGTAGAAACGCCATCCATGTCAGTTTGGTACGTTTCCTTCGTAACGCGGGATTCAATGGCAGCTTGCGTCTTTTCAAAATCGGAAGAATACTGCGTCTTGAACTGCGTCAAGTCGTTCTTGGTCTGATTGGTCTGCGTGGCGGTCTGATTTATCTTTTCGAGATTCGCCCTGTCAGTTGCTGCCTGTTGGCTTGTGACACCGCTTGTGGACTGCGCATAAGAAGAGCTTGTGACAGTCTCACCCGCGCCAGAAATCGCCGTGTTGCAGTTCAAAGCAAGCGTAACGTTGGTGACAATGGTACCATGCACAACGCCGTCTTTGTCCTTGTAACGTATCATGTCGAGCGGGAACAAATACGGTGCAGACTTAATAGTGGCGCTATATGGGCGGTAGGCAAACCCGCCCCGTGCAGCTTGCAGTTCCTTCAAAACACCCTCGTAGGCGTTGGTCAGGAAACCGCAGTCACTTAGATCAAGCGTGTAATCTGCTGTGCCGGACAAGTATGTGTTGCCCTTGCCATCGTCACAGGTAAAGCCGGTAATGGTGATGTCGTTCTCCAACATATCGCTGGAATAACGCTCACTTGCGGTGATGGTAACGCCGGTCTGTTCGTACCACTTTAGTACAAGCCTTCCGCTGCCATCCATGAACGCGCAAGTACCGGTAAGCTGTGCACACCATTGCAAGAGCTGCCGGTAGGTCAGCTTCTGGTTAGTATCCGGCAGACCGCCGATGCTGAAATAGTGGTTTGGCAGTACCGAAACATCTGTTGCAAGCGTGACATTGCAGATGGAGCAGATTTTCTGGATAAGTGCGTCAACATGGACAGGGAAGGAGAGCGCGGAAGCGTTCACTTCACGGTCAAACAAGACCATGTAGTCCAGTGCGGAAATGCTTATCGTACTCAGCTTGCGGGGCGGCGTGTCCACGATGAACAGACCGCAGGGAACGTATGCAACGTCTTGATCGGAGGACGCAGAGCCAAGAATCATGCGCCCAAGAACGCCCTTGCCGAGCGTTGCTCCATCAAGGACACTGGCAAGCTTGATGCCGATTTTAACGTTCAGGACAGCGCCCTCAAAGGAAACATCATTGAACTTGCCATCGTAGTTCCGCAGTTTTAAGGACAGTTCAGACGCGACCGCAGAGCCGACCTCGATTTTACTGTTGGTCACGCAATACCGGTCAATCTTTAAACCGCCCTGAATGATATCCGCATCTGTGATGGTGAACGTCTTACCGCCAGCAGTAACCTCAATAAGAGCAGTCTGTTGATTGCCCTCGTTGAAGGATTTTATAATATCTTGCGATACATTGACCATCAGTGTGCAGCCCTTTCGATGATGTTAAAGGATATCCCCTCCCAGCGATTCATACGGGAATTGTACATCGGCACAGCACGGTCACCAACGTAGAACTCGCTGGTTTTCCAATCGCCAGCCATTGCGTCAAGATAGGTAACGTTGATGTACTCCGGGTTGAACGCTTTTAGGATAGCAGCGGCTTCTTTTATCGTAGTGTATTTCCATTCCAGTTCCAGCTTGACGCACTGTCCAAGACGTTTCTTGTCCATCTTGTTATCCTCTGTGCGTCCAGCATCGGATGCCGAAATGTCCTGTAACCGCCACTGATAAGAAGAGGGGCATTTAAGATACTGCCCATCCACGCTCCGAATCGGATTGTACTGGTCAAGCTCCATAAATGCCCCTCCTTTAAGTACCTACCGGGATAATCGTTTTTCCATTGCGCTGATTGGTTCTGTTCACCGCCTGATAGAAGCTGGAAACGTTAACCTCCGCGCTCCCTTCCTTCTCAAGCAGAGCCTGCAACAGCTCGTTCTGACGGCGCAGAAGCTGGTTCTGGCGCTCCATTGCAGCTTCAACACCTTCGCGGATGCCCTCAACGATTTGGTCATTGTTGGCAACAGCCGTGTGACCGCCAAGAGAGCCGACCATTTCAGCACCGGCTTCGCGGGCAATGAACAGCTGTCCGGCATCCGGGAAGCCGCCGCTTGCAAAGCCGAAGATGTTCTTGAAAAAATCAACAACATTTCCTACGGCACCGCCAATCCAATTGCCAATATCGCCAATCACTTTCTTTCCGGTGTCAATGATAGTACTAAAGAAGCCGCCGGAAGAACTAGAACCACCGGTAGAATTTCCGCCGGAAGTCCCACCGCCCGGAGAAGGTTTTATGACGTTTCCAACCGCGCCGAGAGCGCTAAAAATTGCACCAATCCAATCTCCACTAATAGCTTTGACAACGGCCATGCCACCATTGATCAACGCGCCCAACCAATTTGCGCCAGAGCCTCCACTAGAGCCAGAGCTTCCACCTGATGTACCACCGGAAGAGCCGCCACCAGAGCCGATACCTAAGTTGGAACCAAGCTGTTTAAGAAAGTTCAGACCAGATTTAAGGATGTCTCCCCAGTTAGTGTCAAACGCATCAAAAATAAATTTTGTGAGTTTTTTTACTCCGTCTTTGATACCAAGAGATTCCCAGGCATCGGAAAAGTCAATCCCAAGCTGGTTCAAGAACCGCTTTGTGCTTTTTAAGATAGAATCCCAACTGTCAGAGAAAAACTTCCCAATGCCGCTGTCTTTGCTGAACAAGTCACTGAAGAACGATTTCAGCCCACCATACGCCTGTTTCAAGAGGGGAACTTGGTCAATAACCTCGCCAACTTTGGTTTTCAGAGCATTAAAGGTGGTAATGACGTTTTTCACGCTGTCGATGGTGTCAGACACGTTCTTGATAGCAGTAGAAACCTTGTTAAAAACAAGGTAAACGCCCTCAAACGCCTTTTGGATGGCAAGACCAGCAGCACCGAAGAAACCGTTATACTGGTACTCGTTCTCAATCTCCGCAACGCTCTTTTTCACAAAAGACCGGATATCAGAGACAGCGCTCACAAAACCATCATGCGTGTTCAGGATGGACTTTGATGCAGAGGTAAGGGCATCAACGGAAGATTTGAAGCCATTGGAGATGTCTTTGCCAGCCTTAGTAACAGCGTCAATGCCCTCTGTGAAATCGCTCAAGTCGGTTTTCATCTTCTTGAACCAACCACCGAAGCTGTCGTTAGTGGTGCGCACAGAACGTTTCAGCGCGTTTGCGGTTTCCATCATGGACTTGCCGCTTGCGTCAACGGAAAAGCTGATAGAGCCACCGCGCAGACCGTAGTTTTCGTCTGCCAGCTGAGAACCGATGGTTTTTACCGCGTCAGACACGGACTGGATAGCGTTCACCGCAAGGTCTTTGGCAGCGGAGATACCGTTAGCAAGACCTTCTACGATGTAACCACCGTAGCCCTTAAAAACTTTGGAGGGGGAGTTGATTTCAAGTTCAGTCTGCGCTTCTTCTTTGATTCCGTCCGTTACAGCCTTGACGGCATCATCCGCAACGCTCTTTTTGCCAACGATGCCTTTTGCGATGCCATCTATGATGTTTTTGCCTACACTGACCGGATTGAACTTGGAGATTTTATCAATCAGCTTTCCAAACCACGTTACAGCGTCCTTAATTCCGTTTATAACGTCCGCAATCAGAAGAATAAACTTTTCTGCAAAGTTTCCGTTCGCCGCAATTGCAAGCCGGTCGGATTCATCAACACCCTTTACAATCCATCCAACGAATACGCCGATGTTATGGATTGTTTGAGCGATGCCCATTACAAAATTTTCGATGAAGTTGCCGTTCATCTGCAAATCCAAGCGGTCTGTTTCGGAAACTCCGTTTTTAATCCAACCAACAAAGATTGCAATATCGTTAATGATGTTCCCAATCGCGGTAACGGCAGCAGCCGCAAAGTTTGCAACGCTTTCGCCAATAGACTTGAAGGAATTGAACCAGCCGGTTTCCATTCCAAAGGCAGTTTTCTGATTTTCACTTCCAAGCTTGCGAACGGCTACGGAAATAGCTTCAAAGCCTATAACCGCAAGACCCGCAACAGGATGACCGGATACGATAAGCCCGATACCAGCAAGCGTTGTAACTAAATCCCAAACATCAAGGTCGAGTTTTTTCACAACTTTTGAAATGGAATCGAACGCGGAAGTGATTCCTTCCTGCCAGCTTTCGGGGAGCAAATTCAGGATGGATTGACCAAGATTAGAAAGAGATTCTTTCAGATATTCAATGGATTCTCCAAGCTTTCCATCGGTAAGAGATATATTCCAACCCTGTTTGAACCCTTCCGCTGCGAGGTAGACAAGCGCCCTTACACGCTCAAGACCTTTTCGGAATTTTTCGCTATTCTGATAAAGACTTACAAACCTTGCAACGATAATGCCAACGGCAACCGCAGCTGCCATTATCGGGTTTTTCCAAAGCTTCAAGACTGCTTCAATCAAAGAACCTTCACCTTTGATTTTTTCAAGAGCAGTAAGAACGGCATTGCTAATTGCCCATGTTGCAAAACCGGCTGCAATTCCAGAGACAAGCGGAAGCAGCTTTTCAAGTTTTGCCTTGATTTCATCAACGGAAGAACCAACGTAGTTCTTGAACATATCGTAACCGGACAAGTCTACATCGCCCAAGATATTGCCAGCAGCGCCAGCACCAGAGCCCGAACCACCGGAAGAGCCATTGTCCTTCTGGATAACGTTCAGTTCATCAAATCCCATGATGTAGTTCTTGAACGCCTTTGCAGCCTTGCCGGTCGCTTTGGTGGTATTGTCCATCGCATCCGTTACGCCACCAACAGCATCGCTTGCACTGCTGAAATCGGGAAACTCCACCTTAACGCCCATTAGCGTTGCAATGCCGGTCACAATCTCTTTGATAAGCTCAACGGCTGCGATCAGCGGAGGGAGAATGGATTTCAGGGCGGGGTAGAGCAAAGAACCAACGGCGCGAGCCAGACTGTTCAGCTGTGCCTGCAAGATACGAATCATGTTCGCAGGGCTAGACAAAGTGCGGGCGAAGTCTCCCTGTGCATCGGTGGTTTGCTTCATGATAGCAATGTAACGAAGCACAGCCTTATCAGCCTGAGACAGGGTAGAAACGCTCTGCGAATAGCCAAGATTAAGCAATTCCTGTTGCAACCGTGCTTGCGACAAATCAACGCCCAGACGGCGAATTGGCTCCAACTCGCCGGAAATAGCTGCCTGAATTTTCGTGAAAGATTCCGCAACAGGGATATTCTTTAAAGAAGCAAGGTCGTAGCCAAGCTGGGTCAGGTTCTTTGACAGCACATACGCCTTGTCGCTTGCCATGCCAAACGAGGTGGTCAGACCCTGAATCGTTGCCATGTTGTTCATGGCTTCGGTTGGGTCGATGCCAAGCAGGGTTTCCATCTTGTTGATGAACGTGCTTGCTTCTCCGGTCAGCTCCTTCATGGACACGCCGAACAGGTTTGCGGCTTCATAGTAGCTGTTGAACTTCTCCGCTGCGTTGCCAAGATAGGTTGCAATGGCTTTCAGCGAAACCAGCTTTGCGGCAGACCGCATAAAGCCATTCAGCTGGTTGGAAAGGCTCATGTAGCTCTTTGCGGATTTACTGCTTGCTTTTGTAGCGCCGTCCGTTGCCGCAATGACCTTTTGGATGTTGGAAGGCAACTTCGCGAACGAATTTCCTACTGTTTCGATTTTGGAAGCAAGCGGGTCAAGGGCATCTGTGATTTTCTTGCAAGAAGTGGCAAAATCATCCAGTGTCTTTGAATCAAGTTTGCTACTAAAATCTGGAATTTTTGCAATGGAATTAAGCGCGCTGCTTACACTTCTAAGGCCAGACGCATCAACTTTGGAAAGCGGGGATAAGCCGTTTTGCAGGCTATTCATTTTGCCTTTCAGCCCAGAAAGGTCAAGGCCTTTCAAATCGACCGAAGAAATTCTAGTTAATGCACTAGCAACAGAACGGATGCCTTTTGCGCTTTCAGACAGGTTCACATTGGAAATCCTGTCCATAAAATCATTGATTCTACTAAGTCCATCCATACCAGACGAAGCAGACTTCAACGCAGAGATAGACTTTGTTAAAGTGTCAAGGCTAGAACATACCTTGCCTATACTACCTTTTGTGCGCAGTTTGGAAATGGCGGTAGTGAGCTTGTCAATATTAAGCTCTGCGCCCTGCGATTCCGCAGAGATTTCTACGGATAAGCTTGTAATATCAACATCAGCCATCACTACCACCATCCTTCTGATTCATCATGGAGAACATTGCCCTCTTGATGCGTTCCTGCGCTTCCATTGCGCGTTGGTATTCGTATTCGTCTTGCTCTTTCTGCGTGAGCGGAATCGGTCTATCCATGTATTTGATTGGGCTAGACCCTTTCTTGCGGAACATATTGCCAACCGTAGAGGAAAGTGCAGATGCTGTGTAAAAGCCGTTTCTCCATGCTTCAACATTGGCTCTGCGGGCGCGTAGTTCTTCCGCGTCCCGGTAGACCTTTGCCAGCCAGACGTCATCACGCCAGAACTGGTCATATGTCATGCCAATGGAGATGTAATAAGCTTCTACATCGTGGAACAGCTTAGACACAGAGAATGGCTCTGTGTCGCTGTCCGGTTCTTGAGACTGTGAGGTTACACAATCTCCCACGTTGCGTTTTTTGCGGTCTTGTCCTCTTCATCGGTGGCGACCAGAGCCTTGATAGAATCTGCGTACATCTCCATCAGGGCGGCCATCAGACCTTCCTTGTCCTCGATGTGCGCAAGCATATCATCGACCAGCTTGCGCTTGATACCCTTGTTGCGGGCGATGAACGCACCGTAGAACAGAGCAGAAGTGTTCTTGATAGGGTTGATGCCGTTGGAGAACTCGTAAATCTGGAAACCGTTGCGCTCCGTAGCTTCTGCGCTCTCGCGGGTGAAAGTCAGCTCGTAAGTGTTCTTGCCATCGGGGGAATGAAAGTTGATAACCTTAGCAGCCATAATAAATGCTCTCCTTTATAAATAGGGGCAGAACCAAATCCAATGTTCAGTTCTGCCCGGTTTGATTGATTTGTTTTTTTGCGGTTTACATGCCGGTGAGGGTCAGTTTCTCGCTGAAACTCGGGGTGGAGTGGAAAATGCAATTGATGGTCATTTCCACAACCTCGTCCACGCCAAAGCCGGACAGACCAACCTGATGCATACCCTGCCAAGTGAAGCCGGAGCCGTCCTGCATCTTCAGAGCGTAGTACTTGTCTGTGTTGGATTCCGAAGTTTCATCGTAACCGGCATCTTTGACCTTCTTGTAGTCATCCTTGTTGTAGTTGGCGGTAAAGGCTTTGGTGTCAGCCTGAATGATGCCGAAAATCTGCTTCTGCATACCATCAGACAGGGTGGTTGCATCCAGAAGGTTCGGGTCGGAGATCAGGTCGGGCACATCCTTAATGTCGCACAGCTTCGTCAAAGCGGTTGCGCTGTCGCCACAATACAGGGTAGTATTCAGACCGGAGATAGCAGTACTCATAGAATGTTTACCTCCTTATTTTCGGTAAATCATTCCGTCCTCTCCGATTGTTGCCCCATAGCTGCAATCAATCCGATAGACGGAATTGTTGTACAGCCCATTCAACGGGGCAAACGATTTTCGATAAAAATTGAGCGGTTCCAATACAGAATCCACGATGTCCACAATGGAGCGGGCTTCTGCAATGCGTCCGCTGGTTTTGTTGGAATAGACACGCACACGCAGAGAAACGGCAGCATACTTGCTTCGTCTGGAAGAATCCTTGTGAGTTGGAACATTGCTGTTTTCCTCTATCTGCACACACGGAAACTTCTTGACGTTGCTGTCATTGATTTCACCGGTGACAAAGATACCGGGGACTTGCTTTCGCAGTTCCGTGGCAACAGCCGTGAAGATGGAATTGAAATAATCAATCAACTATTCCAAACCTCCCTCCACGTTGCTTCGACCTGAGAAGCCATTTCCTCAACAGCCCCCCACATAGCCATAGCCGCATCGTTGCCGCTGGTGTAATTCAGCTGGCCTTTGCCTTCTACTTCCTTGACAGGCGTACCAGCATTGCCGGATTCTCCGTAGTAGTACCAGCGCTTATGCTTGCCGTTTTCCTTACCGTATGTGCCATGCTCACCAATGTTGTCAGGCAAAGGGAGCGGGCCGACCGTTCCGGCAGCGCCCCATCCCTGATGCGTAACGCCGGTGCCAAATTCGATGTGAGCAACCGCTTTGCCCTCTGCAACGATGGTGCAAGTGTTTCCGTTCTGCTCAACATGGCAAGAGACGTCGTTGCTACCGGCATATTCTGCGTTGTCAAAGCGAACTTTCGCCACATCAAGTCCTTTGTCGGCCAACGCCTTTGCAAATAACTGCGCCTTTTGGTTCAGGGTGGTCTTGTATTTGCGAATATCTTCCTCAGCCTGTTTAAGTCCGGCATCGCTCAACCTCACTTTAATTTTCACTTGTAGCCACCTCCTTCAGCGCATATAACGTGTCCGTGATATGCTCTGCGACCTTGACCACAATGTAATTGAAGGGCTTTGAAACGTCCGTCTGAAACCAGACGTGCGTACCTTCATAAAGCGGTGTGTTGTGTTTTTTGCTGGACGAACTGACAACATAGCTGTAATCCGTGAACGAGCCGAAAGGGCTTGCTTCTGCAGAACCAGTAGGCGGGCTGACGTTCAACATCAGCTTTGCGGGGTCACTCCACGTCTGCGATGTTTCGCCGGTTTCGTTTCCCCATTCGTCCACAACAGGTTTTTTCTCGCCGATAGGGTTTGAATACCAAAGCGGGCGTTTGTCCAGCGGGCTTCCATTGAACATCAGCCGATAACACCTACTCTCGGAACAACTTCGTTCAGCAGGGACTGCGCCACATCGGAATTTTCCCACACACGAGTAATGCCATTGTTGGTGTAGCTCGTCTGTCCGTTTGCGCCGATGTGGTTGTACAGTTCCGCTGCAATGCGTATCTGCAACGACTGATACTGCAAGGGCAGCTCGTCCGGTCTGTTGCCGAATGGGTAGCCCTGTGCAAATATCTTGTCTTTGGCAAAATCAAGCAGCAGGTCGAAGAGTGGGTAGTCCTCGTCCGTGACTTCACGGTCAAGTGCCGGGGCGATGTACTGCCCCAGCTTGACTGCCGCTTCAGAATACTGATCTCCCATGCTGCTTTCCTCCTTTTGCCTTAGTAAGCCTTGATGCAGTACACAGCGTCCATGCGCTCAAAGGACGGCAGGACGATTTCAGAAGCGTAGACGTTGGCATTGACCGGGTGAACGGTCAGCTCAGTGGTGATGGCAACGCCAGTGTTCACGATGGACACGGATGCACTAGACTGGCCAGACAGCAGGTCGGCTTCCTCAGGAGTAGTGCCATACCAAGTGCTGCCCAGAGCGCCGGAAGGAGCAACCACCACCATGCCATCGGGCAGATACTTCTCGCTTGTGCTATACTGGTCTGCCTTGAACATCTTGTCGTACAAATGGATGGTCAAACCAGTTGCAGATTCGATAATCTGCCGTGCTTCAGCGTCCAGCAGAACGGCGTTTGCCTTTGCGGTGACAGTCATGAACCGGTTCTTCACCTCATCCGCAGCAATCATGTTGCGGAAGGTTGCGGTGTTCATGTACACCTCAGTCACGACTTCGCCCACGCTTGCCAGAACAGCATCCTTTGCAGCGTTCAGGTCGGCAATTGGGGTGGCGGTAGTGACGTTCCACTTAGACTTCGTAGCAGAGACTTCCTTGAAATTGGTGTTCTTCCAAGTGCCATCCGGGTCATAGTTGTAAGTGTAGTTCACGCCGTTTGCTTTGATGGTGATGCCGGGAACGCCATTGACGGGAGCCAGCAGCTGCCAGATCATGCGTTCAGGCACGATACGAGCGCCGGTGATAAGCTGTGCGGTGTCATCATACAGGCGGTTCATCACGTCACGAGCATAGGGGTCGTTGCTGTCCAGAACACGAAGGATTTCCTGACGGTCTTTCTCGCCCAGATGGTAGCCCTCACGGAAGAACGGCATCTCAGTCTCATCAAACTTGAAGCCCTCACGGGTACGGAACGTAGCCTTTGCGTCAAATGCGCTGGGCATCAGGGACACGCCCACGCCCTTGTGACCACGCAGCCACTTCAGGTCAAGACCGGCCTTCTTTTTTGCAGGGAACAGTGCATCAGATGCAAAGGGCATCGCATTGGTAGGGTCATTCGTCCAATAGGCGGCAATCGCAGCCGGGGCAAAGATTTCCTTAAGATTCAGTGCCATGTTGTTTTACCTCCTATCAAGCGTTTACGCTGATGTTGTCACGACAGAAGATGCCGGGGACGGCAGTCTTGAGTGCCTTGATTGCGTCAGCGTCAAAGGTGAAGCTGGAACTTGCCGCTGCCTTCTTGGTGTCGATAACACCGCGAATCAGCAGAGCGGCATTGGGGTTCTCTGCCGGGTCAACGTCATACAACAGGATGCCGTCAGCGTTGATGGTCTTAGAACCAGTCTCGCCAGCAGCAACAGCTTTCTTGCCAGCCAGCGTCATGGGATAGCCAGCCTTAACCGCAGCATCTTCGGTCACGGTAAAGGGAATGGCGGTGTAGTCATTGGAAGCAAGGATGGTATCGTTGATTCCGTTGACCGTGTTTCGGGTAAACTTCATGTTTTCCTCCTTGTTAATGGAAAGCACTCATTGCGTCACTCGATGCCTTAGAAGCATTGGCATTCTGCTGTGCAAGGTTCTTGGCAAATGCCACGCCCTCACTATCAGAGCTGCTTTTACCATCCGCACCGGGAGGTGTGGGCATATCCTTCAGCAGAGAAGCCTTGTATGCGGTGTCATGGGCGGTCATAAACTCCGACTGGAACTTAAACACCTTGTCCATGTCGCCGTCAGCCAGTGCAGATGCAGCCTTGCCAGCCAGTTCAGCGTCATAACCCTGTGCAACGAACTTCTCACGGTAAGATGCAAGGGTCTTTTCCTTGACAAGGTTCTCTTTGTCGGCAGTCAGGGCTTCAATCTGCTTCTGCATCTCTGCCAGCTTGTCAGCCTGTTCCTGTGCGGCGTTCTCGTCATCGGTACGCTTTGCTTTGAGCTGCTTCTTGTACTCGGCAGCTTCGCCGTTGGCTTTCGTCACGGCGTTGCGCAGCTTCTCGACCTCTGCGTTAGGGTCTGCAACCTTTCCCAGCGCAGAAATGATTTCATCGGCGGTCATGCCCTCTTTATAGGCATCACCAAGCAACACATTGAGTTTCATATCGTTAATTTCCTCCTGCGTTTTTTTACCGTTGCTTCCCTGCAACGCTGCGAAATTTGTATCCCGGCTTCCCTGCCGGAATATGCAAAGGGTTATTCGCCCTCTGTTTCTTTATTGATGCTGTCAGCCTGTCCGCCTGATGTTTTGTTGACGTTAACAACTTGTTCAGGCTGTTGCTTCTGCGGTTTCGGAGCTTTCCCATCCTTGCCTAGCTTGCCAGCGGCAATCAGGAAGGGCTTACTCATTTCGTAAGCAGCCTGCGGGTCGGGGAACAGACCGGGCGTTGTGAACGCCAACTGCGGGTCAATTGGCTGCTGAATCATCTGTGCGAAAATCTGAACCTTGCTCTGCTGGTTATCGTACTGACGGCGGGGCAGTTTGATGTTGATGTCACTTGCCATCAGCTTAGAACCAGCCGTATCACGCAGGATTTTCAGCATCACAGACAAGCTTTGGCGCTCCGAGAACTTGAACATATTCTCGTACTGCTGCGCCCTTGCTTCTGTGTGATTCCAGCCGTTGCGGACGATAACTGCGCCCACGTTGTCAGACGTTGCATTCTCGCTACCAGTGGCACTGGGCATGGCAGTCAGGCTGCGGTACACGTTCAACATGGAATCAAGCAAGGTCTGGCTCTGCTGCTGGTCAAGCTCGTTTGCAATCTGCGAAACAGATGCGGGCAAGCCAGAAGTGGATTTCAAGCACATTGCGCCCAATTCCTTGACCTGCTTTAGAGCATTTTCGTCCACAAGGCAGTTCGTGAACACCATGATGGACTGGATAAACTGTGCCACGCCGTCCAGACGGTTGCTTTCAAGGTCGTTGATGGCATCCAGAACAGGAATAGCCGGTTCAAACAGACCCATGCGCTCCGGGTTGAGCTTGTATTCGATCATCGGCAACATTCCAAGAGAATGATTCTCCGATTTTGTGACTTTGCCGTTGTCGATTTCAAAATACTGGTTTGGTGTATACACGCAAATCAGGTCGTTCAAATCATTCTGATAATTGCGCGGGATGTGCAGCACGTTGGCAATGGGTTTGTGCCCGATGCCGGAGTTGTAAATCACATACGCCATATCAGGGTCAGGAACGTCCACCAGCAGGGGCGTTTCGTCCGGGTAATTGCCGTTGTACCCCTTGTCAGGAAGAACGATGCGGTATCCCTGTCCGCACTCCAACATCCACTGCCAGAGCCGCCGATCAAGCGCATCCTTGCCCTCATACTGCAAAGCGTTGGACAGACGGGCGATTTCCTCGCCGTCACCTGTTGCCGTTTCAGACCGAACATAAGAGCAGGGAGTGCCGCTCATGTAGCCCGTGTAGAAGCCCACGCACTCGTTGGCATGGTTCTCTACAATGCGGTTAGTGATTTCAGCGTGGTATTCCTTCGTGCGGAGGAGGACAGGCTGACTGCCCAAGTAGTAGTTGTGCAGGAAACGAATCTCGTTCTTGTTCAGCAGATGAATAGGTTCTGCCTTGCCCATAACCACTTTCAGCACGTTTGCCTGATTGATTTCCGTCTCCGGCGTTTCAATCGGTCTGCGTCCGGTCAGCGGATTATTCAAAAATCCGCCAACTACAATCTGATACTCAGCCATACGTTCCTCCTTTCCGGCAAAATAAAAAGCGCAGCGAAACAAACCCGTTAAGGTCTATCTCACTGCGCTTACAACTGCGCTTCAAAAGCTATTCAGTTTTTAAACTTTGGTACGGAGACCCATGTATCTTTTGGAAGGTTGGAATCTCCAATTGTAATCCAATGGCAAAGGGGGCACAGAAGAGAGAACTTGCCTTCCACTTCGCCAAGATAACGTCCGCAATCACACGGATTGCCGTTTGCGTCTTTTCGAGGACGCTTGCATCTGACTTTTGCTACCATCTGTGCTCCTTTCGTTGGATTTCTGGAAACAGGCTGTTGAGCACAGACCTGTCAGAAGCTACTGGGAAACTATTCGCACTTCCAGCCGTGCTATTCTTCGCCCGAAGAAAACCATTGCAGCCTTTACATTCAGTTGTCGGACAGACGTAAAACGGGTAAGCTGCAATTTTGGTGCTACATAATGGATTTGAACCAATGTATGCTCGGATATGAGCCGAGTGCTCTAACCATACTAAGCTAATGTAGCATAAAAACCCGGCTTGATTGGTTAACCGCTGCTCTTTGCAATGCCATGCCTAAACATTACATTGAGAGCCGGGAATAGCGGTGGAGGTTTTGGAGAATAAGTCCATGCAAAGCTAGGTAGTTGGTTGTGCTGCGTAACGGAATCGAACCGTTGCTTGCCAGCCGTGGGGGAGACAGGCTGGCATTCCCCTTACAATTGGAAACGCAACATATAAAGTCCGGTGAAGGCGAAAGAGCGAGAAAACCTCCACCGGTGAAAGGAGGAATATGCTTGTTGACACGCACGCGAGTAAAAATGACAAAACCTCGCGTGCAAGCTATTCCTTTAAGGGAAGCTACAAAACTTCCTGCGTACATTATAAGCCTTGTCAAGTGGTGAAATCAAATAAATAGACCCAGCGAACACAATATATTGTGTTTTTAATCAAAAAGGTCTCTTGACAGGCTCAATTTTACTGATTCCGTTATACAATTCATCGGCAAGCTGTGCCAGACTGTCCGGCGCATCATCGTGCGGAACTTTGCCAAGCTGCGTGAACATTGTCACTTGCTCCATGAATGCCTTGTACTCTTTCGACTGGTGTTTTTCGTCAAGGAAGTAAAACCGCTTGATATCCGGCGCATACTGGATGATTCTGGATAGCTTGCTTTGCCCACTGGGCGCACGTTGGCTGCGGACAGAGCAGTGATAGCCCTGCTGCCGGAGCTGGCTGTCTACCACATCGCAATATTCGTCGCCGCCGTTGTTGGCTTCGCCACGCACCACATTGATTTTGTGCTGGATGATTTTGCCCACGACTTCCGGTCTGGTCACGGTCTTGTCGCCGTTATTAAACACAAGGTCAGGGATAAACACGGCATCGCCGTACACATAGGCGATAGGACAAGCAGTAAAGTCACCGCCACCCCATGCAATATCCATGACCATGAGCTTGCGATCAGGCTCTCCATCAGGCAGAACGCCGTTAAAGTATCGCAGCTCATCGGCAGGGAATAGCAGGCCTTCACGCACATAAGGTTTACCCATGTACTTTGCCCACCATGTTGCATCATCAATGCTGGCTTTCATGTCGACATAGTAGGCATCATCAAATCCCACGCCGTAGTCATAATTGAAATTGCTGTGTCCGTTCTCGTCCACAGCGGGAATCACCCGGAATCTGTACTTTGGATTGTCTGCGTACTGGCTTTGGATGCGCCCCAGAGGGTCAAGCACGTTCCAGCGTGTGCCGACCATCAATTCCAATGCGCCCTGCTTTTTACGGTCTTTCAGCTGGTTCAGGTATGCATCATACTTGTTGTTCAGACGCTCAACGTTCAGGCTTTCCTCCAAGTCCTCAATCAGGTCATCACTGTACAAAACACCGCCCTCGCCGATTTCAACAGCGCCGGTCAGCGTACCGCCAATGGAGCGGCAAGTAAGGGTAGGGAAACGCTTTTTACGGTTCAGGTCAACGCTTTCGTCCTTTGCGCTCTTGTCCACAAGCTGAACGTCAGGAAAGATTTTGCCCCAGTTGTAGGTCACAGGGTCAGTGATGATGGACAACACTTCGCCGTAGAAGCCGTTGGTCAGCTTGTCAGAATGTCCGCTCATGACCGATGCAACGTCCGGGCGATTGCCCATAAGCCATGTGATAAAGAAAATGCACAAGGTGCTGTTATGGGTAGGAATTAGCCGTTTGCCAGCGCAATATACGCCGCCCTCAACCTGAATGCAGTTGCCCTGCTTCGGCTCGATACGCTCAAATCCACAGAACGCTACACGGCGAGGTTTAGAGAACTCCTTTAGCTGCTTTCGAGGAACAACGCAGGGAATAGGACAGGTAGGATTAAAAGAGATGGAATAAACTGTCAGATTGCCTTTAATGCCACTAGATGATACACGAGGTGGATATTCAACCACGCTGCATCTCCATCCAAAGGTAGAAACCAGCGTGACAAAATCATCTCTCATTTGCGGCTCTGTGGTAGAAAAAGCGTACCGATGCTCTTTTGCCCGTAACGTACCGTCTGTATCGAGCAGACCGGCAAGCAATTCCATACGCTGTGCAATGCTAGCTGTAAAGTATTCTTCTGGGATATGCTTCACGCAGCGGCGGTGGCTATGGCACATATCGCCTTTTTGAAGTGCTTGTCGCAAACCAGAGAATCCGTAGTACTCAACACCAGTGTCCTTGTGAACCGTATGCCAGCTAACCGGGTATCCATCGTTAATGACGCGCTCGACAATTGCTCGATCATAAGGCGGTTCGCAAATATCCGGGTGTTGGTTACGACCGTCGCCAAGCCATGCGCCCAATGTGTACGGCTCAACGGGCAGTTTTTTATACTTTCCCTCAATAAAATTTTTGAACGGAACCTGATAACAGAATCTTATGCCATCTTTTGTATCAGCAACATAATCCTCCATCATCCGCTTAGTTTCGACCACATCAAATCCGTTCTTATGACGGTTAAAAACCGGCCACTCATGGTTTTCGTGGCAGTCAATGTATGTGCCATCAGAGAAATGGCAGCGCACATCAAGCTGGCATTTAGGCGAAACGGCCAGCACTTTTACAAACTGGCCTTTGGGACTGATAACTTCATCACCGACCTGCAAATCGCCGTGATTTTTCCAGCCACTTCTTGTTAAAATCGGCGTATCATCGCTCAAAGCCTTACCTACGCGAGCCGGAAGACTGACCCCCAAGAAGTCTATCCGCTTATAGAACAAGTCCTCTAGGTCGTCTGCCAACACTTTCAGCACTCTGCGTCTCGGCTGATAGAACTTCTTCTCCGGCGCACGATTCCATTCAAGGTAGATGCAATAGCTGTCGAACACATCCTTTGCTTCAAACAGGTACGTCCGGCTGATAATGTTATAGACCTTTGCCACGTCCTCGCCTGTTTTCATCTTGCCCATCATGGTTGCACAGACAGAGCGCAACTCGCCAGAATATTTGTAGGCATCGAACCGCTTGTCTTGCGACAGAGCGTCCCTCAAATTCACGACCGCTTGAAACCAGTCCTCGTAGACCTGTGCTTCTGTCGGATTCTGCTTTGCATACGCTTTGATGCTATCAATGATGGCGATACACTGTTTTGGCTGCATAAAAAAATAGGCACCCCCTACCTGAAAATGTAAAGAGTGCCTACAACTGCACAAAAATCAAATATTCGGTTTTATTCTAGGTTGCGAAAAGCGTCAACTGAAAATATCACAAAACGCACCTCGCAACCACAACCACAATGAAGAACCCGGTAAGCAATCCAACGACTGCCCCCGCAAGCCAGTCATACGAGTTTCTGTTGTTCCACTTATCCATAGGCTCTTACTCCTTTCACCTGTTCTGTTCAGTAATCCGATACCATGTCTGGCGGGTTAGATAAATCCGTGTTCCTTTGCGTAGGATTCAAGATGAGGGCATTTGTCCAAAAGCGGATTGTCCTTGACGCATTCTTTGACCGCTTCGTTAATTCCAACTTCAAGAACATACTCTAATATACCAGCGGTTATGTTTTTTATGAACCGATTGCAACCTTCCGATTCTTCCCAATTCATCTGTTTCATAGCAATCCCCTTTTACTCATCGCAAACAGTCGGCTCACGCTTTCCATCTGAACCGAGTTTCGTCAAATAGTTTATGTATCTTTTGAAGATTGTATCGTCTTGACCAAATGAAACATAAACTGCGAGCATAATTTGAATCGCGTCATCTGTATTCTTTGGTTCTACGATAATTTCCTCATTTTCAAATTCTACAGTGCAATTTGCTTGCTCGCAAACATACAAAAACGAGAACAGTTCTGTGCATCCGGGAAAGTCGAACACTGAACGTAGTTTGATTTTTCCACCTGCTACAATTAAATGCCCATAAGGAGAATCTGCTATCAAATTAGATTTTTTCATGTTAGTATACCCTTTCTGCTGATTTTATATTGCCACACCTCAACAGAAATGGTATAATACTGATGTACTATCATCCTGTTGAGGGATTGGTGGTTCTTGTTTGTAGCAGCGGCCTGTGGTGGGTCGCTGCTTTTTTATTTTTCTTCTTTGTTGGCATACTTGCGTGTGGTGGCCGCATCAGTGATACCATACTTTTCACGATACTTTTTGACCGTGCGCCAGAACGTAGCAGATTTCAGCCCAAGTTCGTTCATCATAATCTTCGGCGTGGTCTTTCCGTTCTGCCAGTCATTATAAAGCTGCCGGAACTTCTCTTCGTCTACTTCGACAGGCTTTCTACCCTTATACTTTCCTTCCGCCTTTGCGATTTCAATTCCTTCCTTCTGCCGTGCCAACATCGTTTCACGTTCCAGTTGCGCCAGAGCCGCAAACACGGTCAGCATAAATTTTCCGTTAGGCGTAGAAGTGTCGATGTTTTCTTTCTGGCTGACGAATTTGACGTTCTTTTTTTCAAGTTCTTCAACAATTTCCAGAAGGTCTTTCGTGGAACGTGCCAGACGGCTGAAACTCTCAATCACAAGAGTATCTCCCTCACGAACAAACGCCAGCATCTCTTTCAACTGCGGGCGGTCGGTGTTTTTGCCACTCATTTTGTCAATGAACACTTTTTCAACACCAAGCTGTTCCATAATGACTTCCTGACGAGCCGTGTTTTGCCCGGCTGTCGAAACTCTTACATACCCAACTTTCATTTTTGCGTCCTCTCTTTCTATCACAGATTATATCATATTTTGATAGTACTGTCAATAACATTTTTGATAGTTAAAATTGCGAAAATTGTTTATTTCGACCATTTTGTATATAAAAATTCCGACATTTTATTCAATGGACATACGAGGGGCAAAGCTTTAAAATATTCTCACAAACAAAAAATCCACCAGCTGAAAGCTGATGGACTGTCTGCAATAGAAAGGAGAAAAAACATGAACTTTCCCACGACAACCGAAGAATTTCTGAAAACATTCGCCCACGGCAAAGAGCCGACCAGCGAGGACAGGGAGTACGCAGAAGCTCTGGGCAAGCTGTCCGAACTGAACTATTGGGCAGGGTACGAAGCGGGAGCGGCCAAAAATAATGGCTAAGTTTTGTGCAAAACGTAGAAAGTGGTTTGTCAAGATGAACGAACACTAAATGTTGTGTTTCGTTGGTCTATTTCCGCTTGACTTTACTACATTTTGCAATTACACTTAATGCACCTCAAAGAAAGGAGATGAAAATATGGCAAGAAGTCCCTACATCGAAGCATACCGCCATCAGGTGGCAGTTGGCTTCACCGACCGTCAGTATGAACTGCTGGTGGAGCACTGCAAGAAGTGCCGCGTGTCACTGTCACAAGCCGTCCGCGATGCCTACCTTGAGAAGTACCCCATGCCCGATGAAAACGAAAAATAAGACGCTCGCTAAAGTTTGGCGACCACAGCGAACGTCTTATATCAACCCTGAGAGAAGCATTCTCTCGCCGTTATTATAGCAGAAAATTGCCTCTCTCACAAGTGAAAAGGAGCTTTTTAATGCAACTTTCTTTGTCTGAGAACATCAAAATCTTCAACAACGCCGAGTTTGGCGAAATCCGTGTCATGCTCATTGACGATGACCCTTGGTTTGTTGGCAAGGACATTGCGGTAGCACTTGGCTACGCAAAGCCTGAGAACGCACTGTCAGCACACGTTGATGAGCAAGATAAAACCACTACCCTGATTCAGGGTGATGGTTCTAATTACAAGAGCAAGACAACCATCATCAACGAATCTGGCCTGTACAGCCTGATTTTCAGCAGCAAGCTGGAAAGCGCACAGCGGTTCAAGCACTGGGTCACTCACGAGGTCTTGCCGTCCATCCGCAAGCGTGGAATGTACATGACCGACAACCTGTTGGAAACAGCTATTGCCAACCCGGACTTCGTGATCGGTCTGATTCAGAACATGAAAGCCGAAAAGGAAAAGAACGCAGCATTACAGACGCAAAACAAGCAGCTCTGTGAGAAGAACGAGGAGATGCAGCCTAAAGCGGACTACTTTGACGACCTTGTGGCATGGAACGTGTCTACCAACTTCCGCTCTACCGCAAAGGAACTGCGTATTCCTGAACGACTGTTCATCAAGATGCTTATTTCTGACGGTTACATCTACCGTGACAAGAGCAAGGGCATCCTGCCGAAAGCGGGCAAGGGTGACGGCCTGTTTGCGGTCAAGGAGTACTGCAACCAGAAGAACAAGCACGGTGGCGTACAGACCAGAGTAACGCCGAAAGGTCGTGAGACGTTCCGTCTGCTTTATGCAAGCATCCGTAGAAGCGTATAACAGCCAATAAGAAAAGCCAGCGGTTAGAGAACATCTAGCCGCTGGCTTTTTGTGTTACATTTGAATTGCTACGATTTCCCACGAAGAATAATTGGAAAGTCCAGAATAAGGATGAATCTCAAAGTTCTTTGTCTCGCCAGGTTGGATGTCTAAGACATAATCAATATCTCCGCACACGGGAACTTCTTCTCCGCTCTCGTCTTTCATCTTATACAGAACGATGACCTTTGCATTTGTCTTGTATGCGCTGTTGTTAGTCACTTTTCCGGTGAATCTTGTCTCATAGCCACTACCACGCTTTGAAGTATTGGTAACAGCCAACTCACCTGCTCTTAAAACTTCTTTTCCTGCGCTCGGCTGATAATTATAGTCCTGAGCCGAAACAGCCATTTCGATACCAGCAGGGATAGTACCGTCATACTCGTATGTGAAGTATCCGGCATACCAGTAGGAATCATCTTCCGCAACCCAGTCCAAATATTCATCGTCTGTTTTAATTACGGAGCCATCCTCTGCAACGACTGCAATTTCAATATGTGGAAACCAGGCCGCAAGATTTTTGTTGGTATTCTCGATTTCAAGAGCATAAGAAATATAAATCGTGCTACCGTCACGCCACGCATAAGACCCATGATTCTTAATGCCTAACGGTTCATACTGCGTTGCATTGGTCTGCTCAAGTTCAATAAGTCCAGACCATTCATCAGGCTTTTTTGCCGCAATTGCACTGATAGGCATAGTAAAAATCAAAGCTGCGGCAATGATAGCCGAAACAATCTTCTTTTTCATCTTTACGTCCACTCCTTATTCGTCCACAAGGTCTGCGTACTTGACTTCGATGCGGGGCAGTTCATCGGTAGTGCTGGTCAATGCTCTGGTGATTTTTTCAAGCCCGGTGAACTCACCATAGACGGTGATAATATCATCGTCCAGAATCTTCACAGCATCGCCGCCACGCTTATCCAGCATATAATACTCGTCATCGGCATAGAATCCGTATCCACTGGTATCCGTGTAGGTTCTCCATGCTTTCTCACTGCCGGAGAAGTTTGCATCAATAATCTGCGAGACTTTTACCTTGACTACAATCTTAGTGCCTTCATACTTTTCAGGATAACGGCACAGTTCCTTATAGTCCACAGTCTGGCACTCTGCCTTGTAATCATCCTCACTGATTTCAGGTACAACAGATGCAACGGAAGAAGCAGTGGATGCGCTTGCCTTAGATGTTGATTTACTGCTGCTTGCAGAGCCGTCAGAACTACTACCAGAGCCGCCAATGGCAGACAGGACAATCAGAACAATGATTGCGATGAACCACCAGCGCTTGTAGATGGGCGGCTTGTTCTTGCCGCCACAATGAGGGCAGACCTTTGCACTTGCGGCAATCTCTGCTCCACAGTGCTTGCACGTTGTCATTTTACTTTTAGCCATTGTAGATTCCTCCATTGTCTATTTATATGGCACTTGCAATGCCATGCATCATAAGATATGCGCCACAAGCCATAACAGCCACCGCAATGATTATGCCCCATATTGAAGCGGCAATCTTTTCGTTCTTTTCTCTCTTTTCTTTGTTCTTGTCATTCTTTTGGTTCATTACAGATTTCCCCCTTTCAAGGCTTGTAAGGCAAGTATAGCACAGAACGCAGACCCTTTGTAGGGGTCTTTTTATTTTTGCGCGGAATTTTTGAGATTGGTAATAGGGGTGGGGATGATTTTTTGAGCCTTTTTTATTTTTTCGGTGGTGACGGGACTGACCGGGCGGGGCTGGGCGGCGGCTGTATACCCCGCCGGTGGAGACCCCAGCGCCCCAGCGCACCCGGACGGCCTGCACATCACAGGCAGCAGGGCAGGCCGTGCCAGAACCAGGGCAGACAAGCACCAGGGCATACCGCCGCCCAAACGCTGGACACGCTGCACCGGTCTGCACTCGATACCAGACAGGCCACGCCGGGCAGATCGGGGCGACAGCTCCTCTATCATGCGTATTGTGATAGCTCTATCACAGGCATGGTATATTGATAGCAATATGAACAAATATCACAAGGATATTTTGTCATTTCTTGTGATAGTAAATTACTATCTATCTATTGACATACCATCCTATTGATAGTATAATAAAGGCACAAACAAGAACAAACCACATTGAACCAAAACAGGAGGACAAAACCATGAAAAAGACCATCGACTACACCGCACTTGCGGATACCATCCGCGCCGAACTCAACGCCCGCCACGACCGTAGCACATGGGATAAGGCCGTCACGCTGTACGCTCTTGACCTGCTGGAAGATATACAGTGGTATGCCAACGACGCGGAACGGCTCCCGGTTGACGGTGCAGAGCTTGAGCGGTGGGCGCTCAACGGTGCAAGCTGCTGGGAGCAGTACAGCAATGGCGGCTGCTCCATCTGCTACAACGCAGATATTGCCGCCCGTGTCTGCACCCCGTCCGAACTCAAGCGCAAGCACGGTGGAGTGTATGAGCCTAACAGCCGGGAAACGTGGCTTGACGTGCAAGCCCGTGCGCTGTACCAAGCTTGCAACCGTATCAGCACTATCTGCCACACAAACGGCCTGTATCATAAGGAGGTCTAAAAATGATCACTCTTGACTTTACCCAGTGGGCTGCCCTCTGGTACGTGGGCGGCATGATTTCTGGGGCGCTGGTTATGATCGCATTTCTTAACAGCTAAGGAGGAACAGAAAAAATGACGTTATTTGAAGAAAAGGTGAACGAGTACCGCGAAAACAAGCGGCTTTTGGAAGAACTTGAAGCAATGAACGAAAGCATCAAAGCAGATATTATCTGCATGATGCAGGGCGCGCCGGAAATGGCGCAGGGTACGGCAAAAGCCATTTACAAGGACGTGCAAAGCGTCCGGCTTGATAGCAAGCTTTTGAAGACGCTGCACCCTGATATTTATGCAGAGTGTAGCAGCAAAACCACATACAAACGCTTTAGCGTGGTATAAGGGGGCGTAAATTATGTTATATTATCGTGTTCCGGCAGGGCTTGACGGGCGGGCGGTTGTGTCCGCTGGTGCATACTGTGGCAAGGTCAAGCGGTATTTAATCGGCGGCGAACTGTACACGGCTAAAGAGTGCGCACGTTATGGTATCAGCACAGCAGGTCTTGACCCTGTCACAATCTCACAGCGCCGCACCTTTTTCAATTTTGGCGTTAGACTGGAGGTGCACGCATGATGCTATCTTGCATCTTATTTTTCTTCTGGTTTTTTTCGGCGCTGTTTAAAGCGTCCAAGTGATGCAGATCGGACACTTTAGCGGGGCTGCACCGTAAAGCAACCCCGCCCCAGCCCGCAAGGGCAAAATATTTTTTCAAGTCCTGTATAAAGGGCTTGTAACGTGGTATAATAAAAAATTGAAAGGGGATTCAAGCATGATGAACATAAAAACGCTAAGTGATAAAGAACTACTTTATGCAAATTACAGATATAAAAATTGTGACGGGGATTGCAATAGCTGTCCCTGTCACGACGAGGAGCGCAGATGTAGTCAAGTGCATGATAAGATCATGAAAGAATTGGCCGAAAGGGACAGATAAAAACTATAGCCGTGACAATATGACATACTACAAAAAGGGCAAAAGCCCAGAAAAGAGGAAAAAATCATGTTAAAAGACGTTTTTAGCAGCGCAGCCGCCCTGTATGATGGGGGGTGGAGAAGTGCAGACGCTGACCAGCTCCGCACAGAATACGACTTGACAGAAGAGGAAACGCAAGAGCTTTGCGCAGCCCTTGCAAATCTTGAAGAAAAAAATAAATAATTCCTACCCCGCCCCAAACCGGCGGGTTTTTTCTTTTGCCTTGCATCGACACGGTGCAGGGCTTTTCTTTTTGCCAGGCGGCGTGTGAGCCGCTTACAAGCGTTTACAGCGGCCTTTCTGTCGTCCATGTAATCATACGTCCAAAACGCCAAAACCGTTTACATGGATTTACAGTGGCGTTTCCGTTGATTTGCCATATTCCAGCGCACGCAATACAGCAGCTACACAAGCCGCCTATACACCGCCTACGCAGCGCTGGAGGGCATACCATTAAGCGCAGTATCTCCACCGATACCAGGCGCACCGCAACACCGGACGCTGTACAGGGCAGAGCAGCCGCCTATTATAATAAGGTATATAAGGGGGCGGCGGTGTATAGATCTATGCCAGGCGATACAGCATAGCGCAGACCATGCCAGCGGCAGCGGGTCAGCGTGCCTAACTTGCATCCGGTGCAAGGGTCAGCCCGGCGGCTGGAGATCTGGAACCGGTCAGCAATCAGGGCGCACCCTCCACCCGGCGGGGCAGTCAAGCGGCAGGGGCGGCGCGGAACCGTTGACGGCTACCGCCGCATCTCTTTTCGGGCTTCGCCCGATAGCTAATAGAGGTCAGCAATAGTCGCAGCGTTTCGGCTGGAATAGTCGTAACCAATAGTCGTAGTTTCTCCAATAAAATAGTCGTAAAGTCGTCAGATGACCACCGTTTGAAAGTCCTATATATTGTATAGTAACGAGCAGTTTTCCGATAGTCGTAGAGTAATAGTCGCAGCATTTTCTTGCGAACCATCGTCAAATAGTCGTGTATTTTTTGTGTGAAATAGTCGTTTGCCTTTTAGGAAAAGAAAGATGCGATAGTCGCTAAGTCATCAGCCCCCCCAAAACTAATATATGTCTTGACACCTGTCCATTTTAATCTCCATCACATTACCTCAAAATCTTTAACAATCGTACTTATTATAATAGTCGCAGACAATTACTCAATCTTTTTAACTATTATTCCGCTGGAATAGTCGTACCATCCGATTCGGTCTGTTCCTGCTCGATTTAATTCCCAGTAGCGCACTATGGTATTGTATTCAATTCATAGAATTTTACTAGGAATAATCAATGCAACATTTCTACATATTCAACCGACCACAAAATGAAGTCAATTCTCCATGTCTGAAATAGTCGTAGACTATCCACCAATCCGAACCCTACGCCAGTTCTCGCCTACGGTCTGCTCTGCTGGCTAACGGTATAGCTTTTGGAGATAGAGGGTTATAGGGGGAAAGAACCTTTGCGAAACATCCGGTTATCGTTTCCGATTGTCGCAGTTGTCGCACCATTTTGGCGTGGGGGCCTCAAACAATTTACTTGTTTGAGGGGGGAGTTAGGGGGATTATAAGGGGTAATAGGGGTTGTAGGGGAAAGAGGGGGAAGAAAGGGGGGAAGATTGGTATACCATGATACCAACGCGTACCATTCGTATCAACTGGTACGATTCGTATCACTTGGTATGCAATAATCGCATCCATTTTGTCTCAATCATCCCTGCGGTTGGATAAATAGTCGTTGGCATCTGCCCATCTGGCTGCTATCATCGCGGGAAAGGCGTGTAAGAGCCTGTCTGCCGCGTTTTTCCGCTCGACCCGATAACTTTCACATCTGACACTGAAAAGCCGTTCTCTACGCTCCTGCATCGGTCTGATTGCATAGCCCAGTCTGCTATATGCCATCAACATCAACGGAGAGCCGCCTACGAACGTCTGTGGCGCGTTTTCGTTGCGAAGTCGATAAAGTTATCATCTAGCATCTAAAACACCTTAAAACAGGCTCTCTCGTGGAGCTGGCAAAAACAAAAGGCTGCCATTGCTGACAGCCCATGCGCTCAGGTTCTGTATTCGCTTTCAATGCCGCAAGACAACGTTGGACGAATGAACCAGATAGGTCACGCCGTCAATCTTTACTTGCAGCTGGTCGCCCTCGTAATCGTCCCAACTATTCAGTTTGCCCTCGACAATCGTTCCATCAGGCATTTTCAGCTGTGCCCATGAGTAGCTATACGTCAGGTTTATCACCTGTTTGTTGCACGCAGTCATTAGCAGAACAGCCACAATAGCAAACGCAAATGCCGACAAGGCTTTAATAATTGCTTTTTTCATGTTGTTTTTCCTTTCGCTCATCGTGCCATGTTATTTTCTTATCGGCAATTAAAAAATAAACATTTTTCTGTTCTTTCCAGATTTTCTTTCTTAAAGATCTCCTTTCCAACACGCACTCCGTTTAGCAAGCATCTGTCATCCAGCCTATTATGGCAAGCATCACACAATCCGTACTTTCCATATCCGTTCTTCACAGATTTCATGATTTTTTCTTTTCGTTTTTGACTTTCCAAGATGCTATCGTGCCACTTCATCAAATCCTTAAAAGGGGTTCTATGCGCAGTTTCCCATTTTGATTTCATGTTTTTTCTCCTCTCGTTACATCCACACGCATTCTTTGAACTGCTGGGTTTCCATCTGGAACGTGATGTCTAGTGACCCCACGTTGCCCTCTTTGTTCTTCTCAAGCGCAAAGTGATAATGCTGCTCCGGTCTCTTTTTCGTGGTCACGTTCTGCGCCAGCAGAATGATTGCATCTGCATCCTGCTCGATCTGTCCGCTCTCTCGCAGGTCTGCGGCAGTCGGCGGAATGCCTGCTCTTGCGGTCTCTCGATTGAGCTGTGCAAGTGCTACCACCAGCGTTCCTGTGGACTGTGCGAACTCATGCAGTGCCATGCTGATCTCCGTGACGGCACTGTATCGGTCTTTCGCTCCGGCTTGATGGATAAGCTGCAAATAGTCGATGAACACCACTTTCGCCTGCATCCTGATGGACTGCGTTCTAATCCATCCAACGCCCTTACCGGCAGCGGAGCGGACGTACAGCGGATATTTCTTGATAGCTGCCAGTCGGTCAAGCTCGTTAATGCTGACGGTCTTGTTTTTGACCGTGTGAAGCGGTACGCCTAGCTGGTTTGCGATAATACGGGCATAGAGCGTATCAGGGTCTGTCTCTAGGCTGAAATATGCCACCTTGCGTCCGTTCTTGGCTATTTCACAAGCAAGCTGCAACGACAGGGCGGTCTTACCTGCGCTTGGTCTGCCGCCGATCACAACGAAGTTGCCTGGCACAAGATGCAAGTTGTTATCCAGCACTCTAAGCCCCGTGCTGATATACTCCGGCTTATCATCCAGTTTGCGGATGTAGTTGTCTATGCCGTCACACATCGGGATGAAATCGCTTCTCTCGTTGTGCAGGTTGATCGCTTCGCCTAGCTGCTCATAAATGCCCGTCAGGTCTGCGTATCTGGTCGAGCCATCAACGATTTTGAACGCAATCTCTCTGGCTCTGGACAACGCTGCCTGTTCCTTGACGATTCCAGCCCATCCAAGCATCATATCATGGGTGACGTTTCGGATGAACTCTGCGCCGAAGGCATCCAGGCATTCTCCCATAGCCTTTCTGCAATCGCCATCGTACCTCCCCATGACCTCTACCGGGTTCCACTTGTCGTTGTGTTCCCAATAGCCAAGAATAGCAGCGAACGCATCACGCAGTTCAGGGCAAAAATCGTCAATTTTAAGGTCTTGTAGCACATCGGCGTATTCCGAGAACGTGAGGACTGCCCCCAGCAGGATGTATTGGGTCTGATTTTCAATATTCACCGCAGAAAGTCTCCCTCGTCAGGCAATTCAGTCATTGTTTGCTGATAGCCGCCGTTCCAGTCCTTCACGTTACGCATCCAGTTCCGTGCAGCAGCTTTCCAGTCTTTCATAGGCGACTTGCCGACCTTCCAGCCATTTGCCGTGAAATGGTCAATAAACCGCTCTGCTTCTGATTCCATGTAGCCCTTCTCGGAAAAGTATTCTCTTGCTTGCTCGATAGTCGGTGCCTTGAAGAGTTTTACTTCGTTGGTATTTTTCTTTTCACATTTTTCTTTTTTATCAGATTCAGATACAGAATCAGATACAGATAAGCTACCATTCGTATCAGTTGGTATGTTTGGTATACCATTTATACCATTCGTATCCCGTGATACCATTGGTACGCTTTCGTATTTTTTATCGTTCCAACGCTTGTTTATGTTTTTCTTGTTTGCTTCTCGTCTACGCTTATCACGTTCTTCCATCTTCTGCACGTTCATATCATCAAACGCTTTAACGACTTTCCAGAGCATCCGCATAGCGCGGTCGTTGTTGTATGCTGGTTCAAGCCCAGTCTCAACATACTGTACATAGTTGCGGACGAATGCTCCAAATTCCTCGTCTGTCAGCTCGTCCATCGCATGAACGTGTTCCAACAGAAGAATCATTGATGTTCTCGGCTTGTGTTCCTGCTCCATACTCAATCCTCTCTGTAACGGCTGTTCCACCGGCTGATGATTTCTTGTCGTCCGTCTTTTTCGTCATACGGTGACAAAACTCCATCTTCACCAAAGCTATAGTAAGCGCTATTGCTCATTGATGCATTATGACAATTTTCACACATAATCATCCATGTTGTGTGGTATCTTCTCTTTGAATCCACTTGATGCAATCCATCGTGATACAGCGTCGGAATAGACCCGCAGAACGGACATCTTTTGAGTTCTTCCATCTTTAATCCTCCTCAAAATAGACACTCAGCGTCAGATTCACGCAGCCAACCTTCGCCCGGAATATTGACTATCTCATAATACTGCCGTGCAACGTAGATCGTTTTCTGTCCGTCCTTAGCAATCAGACCAACAATCAGATAACCACTAGCTGACATAAAGAACCAAGGGTTGCTCTTGTAAGTCTCGTCCTTCATCCAGTTCTTCATCCTGTTCACGGCTTTTTCAATGTCTTTGTCGGGGCAGTCCGGGTTGTCGTATGCAAAGAAATCCTCAGGAAATTTAAGTTTTTTCACTTTCTAAATCCCTCTCTCGTTCTCGTGATTCGCTTATGCGCCTTTACAGGCCTTTCGCCTTTGCCGTACGCTGGGCGGATATGTTTTGCCTTGATGTACCCGCAAGGCGGCTTCGGCCCAAAGTCGAAAAGGCTCAAGTCCATAATGATGATGCCAAACTTTTTGTTCGTCATGCTTACTGCTCCTTACGCATACCATTTCGGTGCTTCGTTAAAGATTTCCACACCTTCTGTAAAGCCAAGCCTATCTAAGGTTTCGCACATAATGCCATCCATCACGCCATGCACACGCTCTTCATCATTTCCGTATACTCTGTACGCTTCTCGCATGGCAGCCGCAAACAAGTCAATCATATCTTGCGTAATAACGATATTGTTTTTCATAAGCCCTCCTATACCATCGGGAACGCCATCCAATGCGTCACCGTCACATCTTTCGGTAGTCTCTCGCCTATCTCATCCCAGAACTGACCGTCTGCGTAACAGCCAAGAAAGTATGCTGTCGGCGAGATTCCTTGCAACATCTTTCCATATTTATCACGCCACGTTGTCTTAGTCGCAAGCAACAAAGGCTGCGTCCGTTCTCGTGGCTGTACACTTGCCGGATGCCAGAGTGTGTTAGCCATGTGCGTTCTCCATTTTCGCTCCACAGTTCGGGCAGTAGTTCCAACGTGTATGATGATTTTTTGTGTGGCATCCGCTACACTCAAACCTTGTAAATGTACCGTCCTGTACAATCCATCTCCATCTAGCAGTACGATCTAAGGCTGTCGGGGCATCTTCCACAATGTCAAGGGCATCGTTAATACCGCAAGCACGGCATCTAACTCCATTGTAGTTCTCGCAGCCATCGCAATATGCTTTCTTGATTCTTTCAATAAGTGCGCTTCGTTCAAGATATTCTGGATAATTAGTCATTGCCTTTCACCTCGATTGTTGGCGCAGTGTCGATGTAATCAAGAACATCGTCTAACGACAAGCCACCTATTGTTCCATTGTTATACTCCTGAATCCACGTCTCGATGTTTTGACGTAGTTCATTAGCATCAATCGGTCTGATTTTCATGTTTTCTCCCTTCAATCTCCTTACAAACCGCCTTGTAGAACGCATCCCACGTCTCATAGTCGCAGGAATCGCCAAAGTCAAACCCAGTTTTCTTGCGCTCTGCAATGTCGCATTCAAAGCAGTCAAGCGTCTTGTCGGTCAGCTCCGGCAGAAGCGAGATGATGTATCTGCATACAAGGCTAGGCATATATGACCGTCTGCCAAAGCAATAGCGGACGGCGCAGTTACAGACGGCTCCAAAGTCATCATTGGTTGGGTCTACCATGTTTTTTGGCGCATCTGGCTTCAAATCGTTCACGCTGCATTGAAGGGCTTCTGCGAATTTTGTCAGCCGCGTTTCTTTATTCACGCCACGCTTTTTCTTTTCAACGGCACTGACATACGCATTGGTTGTTCCAATTATCCTCGCAACATCTTTCTGCGTGATGCCAAGTTCAAGTCTACGCTTTCTAATTTTCTCCCCCGTTGTCATACTCTTCCAGTTCCTTTCTGATTTGCTGGCGTTCAATCTGCTTTAGTCTCGCCTTTGCCAGCTTGCGGTTGTCAGCCTTTCGGATAGCCCAGTTATTGCGGTGGTTTGCCCACGCTGCAAAATAATGGCTAAACTCGCTTTGGTCGTACCAGCCCTTGCCAATAAGCCCTTTATAGGTCTGCTGACGTTTCATCTTTCTTCTCCCATTCCTTGCATCCGCGCTCGTCCCACACGAAGTCTGCAACGTGTTCTGACTGGTCGTTCACGCACACGCCCTCCGGCTCTGCGTACCATTTGCAAGAGCCACAGGATGGCTCAGATTTGTTCTTGCAGGATTCTGCTGCGCATCGGATAGCCTTGCCAGCAGAGAACTGCTTGATGCCCATGCAAGAGCAATGTTCTGTGGTGCAGTAGAAGTTCATTCCTCTATCTCCTTCCATCCGATAAACTCGCATAAGCCAAAAATGTTATTGGTGCAACGGTGAACGAAAACTTTATCGCTTATTTTGAATGTTGGGATAAATTTAACATTTATTTCTTCCGTTTCATCATAAAACATCCAATCAACAACGTCTTTATCAATTTTTACACCCTCTTCGTCCGTCATAATTGCAGAGCACTGTTTGCACCTGTAAAGAGCGCGCTTCTTCATCTTTTCTGCCCTCTCTTTCCTCTGTTGAACCGCCCAATCACTCGCTTGTACTCCTCGTAGCACTCCGGGCACAGGTCGCCCGTGTCCCTGCGCCACGCCCAGTCTTTGAAGTATTCGTCAGGGTTCATCATTTTGCCGCCAAGAACCGCTCCGCAGCGGTTGCATACTCGCTTGTGGTAGATTCCTCTGTCAGTCTGCATTAGTCGAAACACACCTCTTCCAGTTTTAAATCACGAGGATTGAGATAATAATTCTTGCCTTTATAGTTGCAAAGATAGTACGTTCCATAAAAATTTTTGATTTTGCTTACAATTTCTACTTTTGCTCCAGTGGGAATCCACTCTTTGTCTTGCGCAACGTGTGTTTTCCAATCTTCGTCAGCTAGTTCTCTCTTTGCGATACCAACCATCATTTTTATTTCTCCTTTCCTACGTCCTTAAACAGGATTTCTTTGTCGGTTTTCCAGTCTTTGATTTTGCACGGAATGTCCGTGCCAGGCACGGTCTTTTTCAGACCGTCCATCTGCCAGATGTTCCACGAGATGATGTCTGCGATACAGTCAAGAAACATGGGCATACTGCCGATTTCCAGTTTTTTAGCATCAAACCGATACCTAAAATTTTCGATCAGCGTCAAGAACAAGTTGCACCTTGCCAGCAAGAGATTGTCTCCCTGCCACTCATAGCCGTATGTCGATGCGTATGCCCAGCATATCCACATATCGCAGTCAGAGAACTGCTCTTCCAGAACATTTAACTTTCTGTCCAACAAACCGATTCTGTCTGGCACGGCAATCATCTGCCCTGTGGTGGTGTCGTATCGACTTGTCAGAAACGGCGCTTCTCCACAGGTGACTTCAAGACAAGTCTTGTTGATGTATTCCTTCCAATCCTCGCCTTTCAGGTCGTTTTCGGCAACGTCTGCCATCTTTTTGCAGACCCAAGTCGGCGTAAATACCTCTGCTTTCTTGCTGGTTCGTTTTTTCTGGTCTACAAGCCGTTTCTGCACACGAGGAACAAGCTGAACCTTGTCCAGTTGTTCCAGTGTGATTTCATCTGCAAAGCCTACACCCAGTTCAGACGGCGGGTCTGTCGCCCAGATGATGTTCTTTCCTGTCGTGTGGTCTTGCAAGAGGACAGGCAAAAACGTGCGTAGGCAGGGGTCTGAGAAGTCAATCAACTTGCGTTCTTTTGTGATTTCCATTTCATTTCACTCCACATAACATCAACCTTTGCTCTGTTTCTATTTTGACCTTCCAAAAATTTGGCTGATTCTCTTGCTTTTTTGATGTTCTCGCAAGAGATTTTATAGTGTTCAGGGCAAAGCCTTTTCCCTTTAACACAAGCTTTTCCACATCTAAAGCATCCGTTTGGGTCTTTGTAGTCGTATTTCGCTTTGTGCTCATTGTTTCTTCGTCTCTGCTTCAACGTACATTCTAGGCAAGTTTGCCTACCGTTCCATGCAATACGTTTTCCGCACTTTGCACATACGCCCTGTTCTATATGTTTCTTTCTTGTTCTCTCCGAAGATTCTGCTCTCCTTTTCTTCTGTTCTTCCGTCATTTGAGCGTTTCTTCTTTGGTTTCTTTCTTCTTCCTTCGCAAGGCAAACTGCACATAGTTTGTGGTTTGGCGCTGATTCGTGATGGCATTTAGGGCAAAACCCATGCGATTCATACCAATGGTATGTAATTTTTTCCTCTTCACGGCAGCTTTCACAGGTAATAAAATCGTCGTTAGTCTGATTACCGCATATAGGACATAGCCCGGAATTTTTCCTTTTGTGGTATCTCGATATAAACGCATCTCCACACGATTTTTTTTCCATAATTATTTTCCTTCGTTCACAACCTCTCTGTACTCCACGTCAATCCCCTTCGGCAAAGCCGTCTGGTACTTCTGGGCGAGTTGCTCTGCGCTCTGGGCATCGCCCAACGGCTGTTCAGGCGGTGCAACGGTAACTTCCACGTTGTCACGCATACCAAAGTAGTTCTTGGCTCGGAAAATCCACTCTGCCGGGTTCTCTTGACCATACATACCGTTGTACGCCCACATGGACTGCATTTGCAGAATCAGCTTCAGGATGTATTTCTGCTGCAAGCTGTCGTCACGGCGTTTGCCTGTCATAATCTGTCTCAGGCTAGGCCATTCGATGCCAAGCACCAGTGCAATCCATTCCACCACAGGGGAGATTCTGGCTTCGATGCAAGCGTCAAAGAAGAAATCAAGGCGTTGCTGCACTTCAATTGGGTTGTTCATGTCCACGCTCGGAAGGTCGCCAAAATACTTTGCTGCAATCATTCCAATGACCTTCTTGTCCTCTTCGTCACCAATTCTTGACTGCAAATCGCCTGTGTTCATCATCTTCGACTTCTCGATAGCCAACTCCTGCTGTTCTTTCACCTTTTTACTCACCTGTGAGCGGATAGATTTCCGCTTGTTAAGCATCTGTTGCTTCTTCTTCTCACGCTCTTTTTCACGCTTCGCGGCGGCTTCTTCTTTTGCCTTTTGCGCTCGCTTCTCACGCTTTTTCTTTTCAGCTTCGGTCAGCGGCGGTCTGCCACGACCACGCTTCGGGGGTGTTGCCATGTATCAGGCCTCCTTTGGCAGTTTTGGAATCGGCATCCAAAATCTGACCTCTTCACGTCCAACCTCTTCTATCCACTTACCGTCTCTAAATTCTCTTGTTGAAACGCAATCGTTCAAATCCAAAAACTTATATACAGCAAAGTAGATTCCATCTTTTTTCGGTTGCGAATCGTTTACACTAATCCACTCGTTCATACTCTCACCTCTTTATCTTCGTTTCGATTTTATCCAGCTTGGTTGCAATCCACCAGACGGAACAGCAGTTGTCCAACTGCCGCCACCAAGCGCACTTTTCTTTCTCACAGACGCACCGACCAAGCGGATTGCTGGTCATTTTCATTGGGCAGTAAAGTTCGTTGTCCATTAGTTATTCCCCGTTCATCTCATAACATTTGCTGTAGTTCTCGTTAAATCCAAAACACCAAGCTAACTCGGAAGCCATTTCCTGATAAATGCCTTTGATATTGGGCTCAGTTTCTGATTTCGCACAGCCGCTATAAAGACCATACAGAAAAGCCAGCCTTTCACGCCCTACCATGTTGATATCTTGAATCATCATTTCCACCCCATCATAATAGCCGTGCAAACGGCCAGACACACGTTGATAAACAGCCAGACAAGAATTGCCTGCCGTTCCTCAAACAGGCTGTTTGCCATATTCTCAATTGTCCGTTCGGACTGAACTACTACCGCCAGCAGGACTAAGCAGACCAGCCAGCGAGTTACAAATTCAAACATTGTTATCTCCACCTTTCTCTCAGCTCTTTTTCGACCTGTTCTGACTTTGCGGTGATGTAATCAGCAAACTCGTCAGGGGTCATGTCCTCATTTTTGAACTGCCCAACCATTTTCAGTAGTATTCGATTTCAACCATTGAAGTGGATACAAGCTCAAATTGACCGTCTCCCAGAGGTATTTGGAGTAGTTTGTAATCTCTTGCACTAGAGATCGGAATCAGCTCGTTAAAGCTTTCCACCGTAATGGTGTACTTTGAATGCCGTGCGCTACCGTAGCCTACTTTTTCAATTTCCGGGGAATAAACTGTAACATGGTAGCAAGGGTGGTCAGCAATTTCAGTTTTAGTTTCAGCATCAGCAGATGTTGAACCACAGGATGTAAATAACAGTGTGAGTGACAGTGCCAGAATTGTAATCACAAGACAGACAAAACGATGATTGCTCACTCCTGTTCTCCTTTCAGCCAGTCGTTCAGCTTTGCCATGCAAGAGGGGCAAAGAAAAAACGGGTCATCTGAATAGATAAAAATTTTCCTATTTTTCTTTGTAATGCACCTGCAAATAGAATTGTTTTCTACTCTTTGTGTCCACTCACTTATGGAGAACTCTGGATATTCAAATGTTTCACCGCATCTATCGCATACCATTATCATTCTCTTTCTCCAATCTCTTTAGCAGTCCATCCACGTCATATCGCCAATGGACACGCAGCCTTTTTGCTTTAACCTCTATCCCCTCTTGCTCTGCCCACTGCCAAGGAATGCTCTTGCGGCTCTCGTTGTAACGGAACGCCAGAACCTTGTTGGCAGGGATTGCAAAGGTACGGTTGACTGCCCGGTAATTGACTATCACATGGGCGGTCTGACCGCTGTATCCCATCGCATCCACCATGTCAGTAATGTGCTTTTCCTTGCGGTATTTGCACTTTTCCTTGTCGTACTTTCCGAACACCTTTTCCAGAGGGATAGACGGCGTTTCAATGGTTTTCAGCTCAAACAGGTGGTTCATCGGGTAACGGTATACAAGGAAGTCGCAGATGTTGTCGATGGAGAAGGACAGGTTCTCGTTGCCGCCGTAGTAGGTGGCAGCACTGTCTTTCAGGCGGTAGCACCACGCATCGGATGGAACGGATGCTTTGAAATCTGCTTCAAATTGCTTGCCGGTGTTCATACGTTGTCGTCTGGCATATCAAAACGCGTGACGCTTCCACTGCAAAGAGCCTCCATAATGTCTTGCAATACCTTCATTGAGGTTTCTTCGTTATGGTATCCCCCGATACTCACATCATCACCTTTGCTTTCGTAACAAATTGCACTCATTTCTTCTCTTCTTCCCGAAATTTCAGAGTGCATGATTCTTTTACACAAGTAAATTTCAGATACGCAATCGGTATTTACGATGATGCGCTTGCATTGAGATAAAATGTACACTTATCGTTCACCTCTAAATTCACTTCCGAGAAACCGCTTCTTGCCACGTTCCCGGTGCTTGTCTTCATAATCACGGTGGTACACGCTTTGGCTGTGGTTTAGCTCATACACGAACGCCTTGCGCTCCTCGAAGTCTTTCTTCTCTGCCTTGTACTTCTCGCAAGTGTCGTGACAGGCTTGGTGGCGTGATGTGCAGTTGAGACAACAGGTAATCATTCCAATTCACCCCACTGTTCAGCCATTGCTTTTGCGATTCCCGGAAATGTTTTGCTTCGCTGTTTCGCTGTTCTGTGGCCACTTTGAGACCATGCGTCTTTTCGTTTCTTCGCACGATGATCTGACGACGCGACCCATTTCGACGTAGGTATAACAATATCTGTGGCGAACAGTCCTGGGATGTTTTTCAACCATAAGCACGTCGTTTTCATGTATTCATCTCCGAACATATACGGCTGAATGATCTGGCTGTATTCTGGCAGTCCAAAGATTCGCATAGGTATCGGATTTTCTATTGCTATTTTATCCACCGGGGCATTCCAGAACTTCATGAAAAAATCTCGTGCATCGCATCCATTTTTATATCGCTCTGCTTGAATTTTGCCATCAATCACTAACCTATTTCCGCCTGCTTTTGTCAAATAAGTGCAAGGCGGGTGAGCAATGAGCAAATCCCACTCGCCGACTTCATGTGCCACTCCGTCCATCGTAACGATTTGCCCCCCCCTCAATAGCCTTGAGCGCATCACCAAGAATGTGCCACTCAGGATGCCCGCCTGACGGTTCCTGAATGTCGCAAGAGTAGGCTTCGTGGCCTTTTGCACGAAAGGCTTTGCACACTTCTTGCGATTCCTCGCAGGCAATCAACACTTTCATCTTTCCAAACGCCCGTCCAGCCAGATAGCGCAGCTCTTATATAAGGTAGGCGATCAGGCTCTAATGAGCCAATACATACCATTTGAATCAATCCCGGTTTTGTAATTTCGCTTTTTGCGATTATTCAAATAGCCGTTATTTTTTCCCAAAAATTTCGAAGCGGCTCTCAATGTTCCAAAGTAATGAATCTCGCCAGTTGGAGATATGAGCGCGACATCTTTACAGCACTTTTCAAAAAGGCCTTCTTGGAAGCCCTTCTTTACGTTTTCTCCAATAGTTACCCATTCCAAATTTTCGGGAATGTTGTTTGACGGATTGCCATCAATATGGTTTACTGTCAAATTTGGTTCGTATCCATCAACCCAAGCCATAGCGACAAGTCTTGAAACCAACATAGTTTTATGAGAGCCGCTTTTCCAAAGTTCAACTCGTTCATCTGCATTGCCTTTTGAGTCTCTGTATCTTCTTTCTGTTTTCGGCTTAATAATTCTTGTTTTCCAAACTCTGACTTTATGCCTTGCAGAAGATGTTGTTTTACCCGGTGCGCTTCTGATTCTTCCAAAATTCGATGCTTGATAAAGTCCCTCATATCCCGGAATGTCTTTCCAAAGTTCTTCCATCGATTCCTTTCTCGCCTTTTGTTCCGGTAGCGTAACCGTTAGTCAAAAGGGAGCGAACCATCCGGCTCTTCAATCACAGAAAAGTCATCGTTCCCGCCCTGCGAGTAGCCAGAGCCAGCCCCACCAGCCAGCGTTTTCTTCGGTCTGACCTCATAGTCGCCGGAACGAATCTTGTCCACGCTGGTGAAACGGTCAACGACAAGCTTTGTCTTGATGTTCCCATCGTTGCCCATGTACTCTTCCTCACGGAGAACCACACCGACCAGCTTGCCACGCAGGGTCTTTTCGTCATTGTTGAACTTGTAGCCGGGATTGGACTGCTCCACAGCGGTAATGAAACCCTTGAAGAACGGCAGTGCCTTTTCCTTGTAGCTCTTGATGGTCTTGCCACCCCATGCCCACTCGCCCGGGTTCAGCTTGCCACGCTCGATAAGGGAAGCGGTCTGCTCACGCCAGTAACCCTTAAACTCGCCCTCTGCGACTTCCCACTCAATGTTCAGGCGCTCCTTTGCAGGCTCGTCCGTTGCCTTGCAGATACCGGCAACATAGCCGCCAACAGGCAGGTCACGGCGTTCGGTGGCTTCCTGTACGTCATTCCAGTTGATGTTCTTCATCTGTTACTCTCCTTTGTTATCCGGATGAACCGGGATGTTGTAATACTCACGGATAGTCTTGTCTACGGTGGCGAGGTCGTTCTCGATCAGCGCATCATTGAACATCCCAAGAGGGGTTTTCACGGTGTCCATCCCATCATTGCGGGTGCTAAACAGGTATCGCCCATCCTGCACAACGGTTTTCAGAACGATGGTGAAGTACCCTTCGATGCAGACTTTTTCGTCTAGCATTTTCCCAACAGTCTTGAATTTTTCTCCACCGTTTTCTCCACATTCGCTGTGTCCGAAGAAGTAGACAATCACATCGTCCGGCAGCTCCTTCGCGCGCATCAGCAGGGCGTTGAAGTTAGCTGCCATGTCGGTGAACTTCTGGTATCCAGCGACTTTTGCGTTCCGCATGAACTCGCCAGTCATAAGGTAGGTAGCATCGTCAATGACGATGGACTTACGCTTAGTGCTGTGGATTGCGGCATCAATCTTTCCGTAGTCATTGGTAATGTACGTTTTCATGCTGCTTCGGAACGGTAGCGGCTTGCCAAGAACGTTGATAACCGCCACCTGTTCCGGGTCAAAATTCCGAAGCGAAGCGGACTTTCCACTGCCGGAGTGACCGTAGACCATTACTAATACTGCCATCAGTTGTTCTCCTTACTCGCTTCTTTCCTCACTTTACGGCAAGCCGGGCAACGCTTGGGCAGTGCCATGTTATGCGATTCAAAGAAAATGCGCTCTGTACGAGAAACTTTGAATGCTTTGCCGCAGTCACGACACGTTTTCTCAATGCTTGTGCTCTCGTCCCACGAAGCCCTTGTTTTGGCATTCTCAATAGCAAACGTTTCCTTGAATCGGTCACCAAAGCTCCTAACGAGTGTATGTTGCGGTGCGTGACCGATTCTGCGGAGCGTTTCCTCCAAATTGTTCCTTTCGCAGCTTGCGCAAAGAGTTTTCGTGCTGTTCGGGAACACTGAAAAAGGCTTATTGCACTTTTCGCAGTGCTTAATTTCTTTCTTGTATTTACTCATTTTCTTTCCTTTCTTTGGCTTCATTAGGCTTCATCGTTCTTACTTCGGCTTAACTTGGCTGTACAAAATCAACCAGCCATCAAGTCTGCCAACCGTGCACGGAGGTCTTTCAGCTCTACTTCCCTGTCCTCAATCTCGGACTGCAAGTCCTCAATCGCTGCCAGCCGGTCAGCTTCTTTGGCTTCTGTCATCTGCTCGTTGGTCATGAAGTACACGCCGTCCTCCGGCTCGTTTATTCCTCCGAATCTGTCAAGGTTAATCATCTTTTGGTCTCCCTCTCTTACGTTCCTCTTTGATTTGCAACGCGCTGTACCACTGGTCTTTGTCAATCTCGATGGTAGACCACCGATGGTTACAGGAAATGCACTTCTTGCGGCGAACGATGCTATCGTGATCAGACCGGCTATCAACCGTTGTAATGTTGTTGCTACCGCATAACGGGCACTTCATCAAGCATCCCTCCACTCGTTGGCGTGGTGAGCAACACGCTTGATTTTCCGGCGCTCGCGTTCGCTGCGCTCTTCTTCTTCGGCGCTAACAGCCAGCGCACACAAAACGATAGCCGTTGCGAGAAGCCCGCAGGACACGATCACCCAGCCAAGCATCTGCGCTGTGGTCTGGCATCCTTGAATCGTGTCTCCGCAGCCAACTGCTGCGATAGCCGCGACCAGACCAAGCATGGAAAGCGCCATTCCTTTCAAAGTTTTCATTGGTTCTCCTTTTTGCTTCCAAAACTAAAAATCCAGCCAGTTGCCATTACGGCAGCCACCGCGATGATTCCCCATGTGCCTTTTGCGCCGACCAGCAGTTCAACGAGATGTACCAGCCATAGGTTCAAAAGGAACGCTGCCAACACTACTGCAAGAGCAGCACTCCACATCAGAATAATTTCTATAAGTGTTTTCATTTCTATCCCCTTTCGTTTATTTTTTCGCCATTGCAAATCACGTCTATGCCATGCTTTGCCATTGCTTTGCTATTCTACGCTGCGCCATTGCTGCTCAGAACTATTTACTGCATATCTATGCCATCGCAACTCGAATCTTCTCAGTACTATTCATTGCCTTCGCCGGTCAATGCTACGCCTTGCATCCATAGCCATTGCTTTTACAAGCTTTTCCTTGCCATTCCATTGCTCGTCTGAGCCTTGCTTCGCCATGCCACTGCATTTCCACGCTCTTCTAAGCCACGTCTTTGCAATTCCACTGCCCGTCCATTCAAATCTATGCCTTTCCATTGCTAGTCACCACAAGTCGGTGCTTTGCCTTCGCCGCACAAGTCGCTGATTCGCAATGCCATAGCAGTTAGTCAAGAATCTCGTAGTTAAAGCGCCCTTTGCCACTGTTGCGCCACTGTCCAATGCCACGCAGTACGCCGTAGTCCAGCCACTCACGCACGACCTTCTCGTGAGAATCATCCAGAAGAACGATTTCAAACTCACAGGTCGAATCGGCAGGAATCTGCTCGCTGTTGGCAAGGCTGACACGTTCGCCCTGTGCTGTCTGGGCACGCAGCGGACGCTGGCACTCGGTAATCTCACCGTTTACGTGAATGGGAATCATCCGGGGAGACACGAAAATAAGACCGTCAATGACTTTCTTGTATGCGGTGAGCTTGCCGGATTCATTCACGGCTTTCTTCTTTCCGGCTTCAGTCTTTCCGCCGATACGACCCAGCATACCGCAAGAATCCTTGAAGAACCCCTTGATTTGGTAATCATACAAGATAGGCTCGCCGTTCTCGTTCCTAGGGAAAACCGTCATGCCCTTATCTGCCACAGCATCAGCGCCCAGAGCAGCAACTTCGTCCTCGATAGTGTTTGCATCAGGGGACTTGCTGGCGATGAACTCTCGCGCGATGTTCTGGTTGCTAGGCCAAGTGCCGAGAACCGCTTCGATGAATGTAATTCTTACTTTGATTTTTTTCATTTTTGTTCACTCTTTCTTTCTCGATGTGTTCCAGCCGTTCTTTCTCCCGGCTGTGCCAAAGGATTTCCCGCTTGCCGTAGTACTTACCGTTCATAGGTCAATTCCCCTGACGCGAGCATCCTTGATACTTCTCCGTAGTGTTTGCCGAGCTTGTCAGCAAGCGCTTGAACTTCTCCGATAGACGGAAACGTCTTTTCAGACTTTTTCTTTTCTTGCTGTTTGACCCTGTACGCAGACTTAGCATTCAGGTTCGCCTTTGCGTTGTAGGCTTTCTTTGCACATCCACTGTGGTACTTCTGTGATGCTACTTTTTTCAGCATCGGCTTTCCGCAGTATGCGCAAAACGCCTTACGGGGCTTAAATGTAATTCCAGCTTTCTTGTGCTTCCTGTCACGCTCTTTGTCAACCTTGCGCTTGCATTCTGAACAGTACTTTCTTGTCGGTCTAACAACCCCAAGATACAGACCGCAGCGCTCACAGTACTTTTCTTCCACGCTGCATCTCCTCTTTCAGTCTGGCTTCCCGATTGTGGCGCTCAAAGCACTGATTGATGGTCTTCTCCATCCAAAGCACCTTGTTGGCATCATTTCGGGATACGCCAGCAGCCATTGTTAGCTTCAGTCTGCGTTTGCGGCTTTGCGCCTTGCGAAAATTCGTCACCAGCACTCACCAGCCTTGTCTGTGATGAACTTCGGGACTTCCTGACCTGTGGCAATGCACAGTGCAACCAGCCTTTCGACCCAGATGTCACGCAGTCCTTTTTCTGTCATATAACACTGACCAACGCTAGGCTCTTTGAAATCGTTCCAGATTGTCAGCCCGGCAGCGCCATCAGTGATTGTCCAGATCATGCTGTAACCATCGTCGCACAGATCGAACAAAATTTTTTGCGCCCTGATTTTGATTTCGTTGAGTTCAGAAATATCCCAGTGCTTTTTGCTCTGCTCGTAGGCTTCCACAGCCTTGTCAATAGCGAACTTCGCATCGTCCGGGTGCTCAAGGTCTACCTTTAAGGTGATAATCTGTTCCATGTTCAGCCCTCCGTTTTCTGGGTTTTCTTTGCTTTCAAGAAGAGGTTTACGAAGTAGACTTGACCGCGACCGGAAATCTTTGGAGTGCGGTTGATAGAAATGTGGTCGCTGTGTTGAATCGTTGTCTCTTTGATTTCAAACAGCCCCATCTCCATACTCCGCTGCGTTGGCAAGTTGTAATCGCTACGTTTCGGGTCTTTAATGAGGTAGCCGTTCTTTCGCATCCAGTCGAACAAGCGGTTCTGTCCGATGTTAATTCCATTTTGCGAAAGCAGCTTTGCCATCTCACCAACGAGAATGGATTTTTTGCTTGCGCTCACAGCGTCAGCGAAAAGCGCTTTCGGCTTCATGGTTTCAATCTGCTTGTCCTTCTCTTCCAGCTCTTCGTGCGCTGCGATCAGCGCAGTTGCAAGGAGCTGCGAGCGGGTGAGCTGTGGCTGTTCGGTCAGCTTCTTCTCCATCTCGTTGAATGCTGCGATATACTTGAGCTTCCACTCAAGAGCAGCCTTTCCGGTAAAGCCCATAGCCAGCAGGGTGAAACCGTCACGGTTCATCAGGTAAGCCCTCTGTTCCCTGCCGTAGCTATCCGGCACGGTGGTTTCAAAGAACATCTGCGCAAAATTGCGCACATCTTCTTTGAGGTTGTCCACAGCTCTGAGAACGTCACGGTGGTTCTTTTCAAAGCTCTCAGCAATCTGACGACTGGATGCTACCGGTTCGCCGTTCTGGGTCGATAAGATAATGTCGGTCATTTTTTCTCCTTTCTTACTCTTCCGAACCTTGAATATTCAGAATCCGGCAGATGCTTTGGACGATTTTGTCCGGTTTCCGCTCTCCGCGAAGAATCTTGTAGAGGTACGAATCGTCAAAGAACAGTCCTGTGTCATCCCTGACAGCCTGAATCAGTTCCGTTTGCTTCATACCTCGCTGAAGCAGCTTCATCTTTACTTCAAGCCCAAAATCAGACCAGAAGTTTTCTTTCAAAATTCCACCTCCATTTGCTAAAATCTATTGACAAGTACGGAAAACTGTACTAATATAATGGTGTAGAGAGTTCATATTGTACAGTGTTCTGTACTGCCCATGTCTGTATTATAGTACAGGCTTCTGTACAAGTCAACTCTTTTGTACAAAATTCTGTGCATTTGTATACTTGCACAAATATGGGAGTGTTCTTATGTCGGACTTGTACAGCAATATCCATGCACTCTGCGAAAAAGAGGGCATCAAAGACGGAACCCTTTGTGCCAACATCGGGATTCGCCGTAGTTTTCTTTCCGAGTTAAAAGCCGGGAGAACCAAGAGCCTGTCCGCAGAGGTTCTTTCTAAAATTGCAGCCTACTTCAACGTATCGGTAGACTACCTTCTCACTGGCGAACAAAAAGAAAACCCGCCCCAGCAGCCGCAAAGCGAAATTGATGCAGCAGTGGAGCGGATTAGAAGAAAACTTGAATCCATGCCGAAAGAACAGCGTGAAGCGCTGATGAACCTGATCGAGAAGATGTGAGGTAAGCCCATGTATTACTTGTTGTGCGGCTGCGCCTTTTGCTTTTGGTTCATGCAAGCCTTGTTAAAAGGCAATGACCGTGCTCTATATGGCAACGGCAGAAAATATCGTTACCGTAAAAGAAAGAATCACTGGTTTTAAGCGAGGTGGAAGATGAAAAAGTACAGCAAAGAAGAGCTTCTTAACGATAAGAGCAGCCACATGGGCGCAAGGTTTATGTACTCGTTCGGAATGGCTTTCATCATATTTTCCTTTCTTTTCCTGATGTATTCAATTACTGCCTTTATCATTTGTATGGCGGTTGGTCTGTTTTTGTTCTTTAAGGGCAAAAAGGAATACAATCTTTTTATGGAGAAAAATAAGCTAAAGCAGAAAATGTACACAACGCCTGTAAAGGCAAAGATTGTTGCTTCTGGAATTAGCAAGAAAGCCGGAAGCGCTGCCGTTCGCACAGCGATTGGCGGTGCTGTTGGTGGGCTTCCTGGTGCTATTTATGGCTCTGCTACTGCAAAATCTAAAGCCGATGTGACGTTTTATGTCACCTACGAGGACGGGCACAAGGCATCCGAAACCGTAAGCGCAAATTCTTCTAGGTTCAATGAGCTGATGAAAGTCCGTGAAGATTGACCCGGTAAAATAAAAACCCCTTGTGCCGGGCTGGTGTAGCTCTGTGCAAGGGGTTTTCTGTTATTCTAGGCCTAAGGCTTGCTCCGCTGCCGGAATCTTCTCAGGGTGTTCCAACAGCCATGCGATAAACCTGTCAATCTTAGCTCTTTCTTGTTCGCTCATTGCAGCATATCCTCCCGATCAGTAAATACGAATGTTCATTTGATACGATTATACATCTTCCAGTTGTACAGTCAATATAATTTGAACAACTTCGTAAAAATCGAATGTTTTCTTCACATCCGTTACTTTTCATCGGGGAAGCCACGAGCGTTCAAGTCAAAAGGGACAACGCCTATCCATCTTTCCTCCAATCACAGTTCTACTAGCTGTCCGTCAATGCGTTCGATGTTATCTGCCGGGTCGCGTCCATCGTCTAAGGCGGCTACGGCACGTTCCAGGATGCCTTTTGCTTCGAGGTAAGCATCTTTATCAGATTCGTACCCAGAAAGGCTCAGGACAAGCTCTAGCGTCCGTCTACGAGCGTATGGAATAATCAGAGCATCTACAGTTCGGTTCATTAACTTTCCTCCCACGGTTCAGGTGTGTGTGGTTGCCCATCGGGAACGCTGGCAGGCATTCCATCGATGATCGGCATACGTTCATGGTTCCAGATTACAGTTTCTTTCATTTTGTTTTTCCTTTCTATTTGGAATTTTTTGACAATACAGTTATAACACAGGCTGCTGTTGGTTCTCCATAGCAGCTTTTTCCATTTTTTGGCTTGTCGAATCCGGCAGTTTTGCAGAATTTTGTTTAAAGGGCGTGAATTTATGGATGAATATTTGGTAAGAACGGCCAAAGCATTAGAGATGGCACGGATGCGTTCTGGCTTAAGCCAGCAGAAATTAGCAGCACGAATGGGCGTGAATCGTGGCACGATAGCAAATTGGGAGCAAGGTCTGGCAGCCATTTCATTTCCGATGGCTATGCGTTGGTTTACTTGTTGCGGCGTATCGGTGGCTCGATACATGGACGCTTGCATTCATCCGGGACTACTTGAACATCTTGAGGACGACCTTTTCGACATGGAGAAACGGAAGATTCTCATAGATGCTATGATGGAGTGTTCTTCCTACGAGATAGATGCCTTGTTGTATATGCGGTACGGAGATCACGGTTCAGACCACATTGGTGTACTAACAGAGATTTTGGCAAACCTCCACACGCCATTGAAGGACAGGGTCTCTGTCTGTCGGATGGTATCGGGCAGTTATGAGATAGCACAGGCTACCGGAACAGACCCAGACCCGAATGGAACCGCCCCGAAGATGGAGATTCTTTATCAGGCACAAGATGCCGGAACGGAAGCTGCTATGAAGTCCAACGATTCTTATACCGTGAATCTGAATAATATAAGCGGCTGATTGTCGAATTATCGCAGTTTTTAAGGGACATTTTGTCCACTTTTTGTACACCTATCGGGCAAATTCGCCTTGTCATTCCGTCCCCCATAGGCTATGAATCGACAACATTTGCGCGGAATAAATAACGTAGTAGCGATAATATGTAGCTTGCATTTAATCGGCTCGTCAATCCGTCCCCCATAACACCGGCTCAAAAATTTTTCATCCACTTTTTGTACACGTTAGATAAGACTAATCATTGTCGGAAAGACTTTATTCAGCAAATGGAAGGCTGAGTTATCCACAAGCTGGAATGGAAAAACAAAGAAATTGTTGAAAATTATCGTCATCGCCTATTTAACGATGATATTTAACCTCTTGTTTATTTCTTGTTTAATATATAATATGTAGATGGGGGACGAAATGACAAAGCATGGGGGACGTTTTGACAAGTCATGGGGGACGTTTTGACGACCCTATGGGGGACAAAAAGACAAGCCATGGGGGACAAAATGTGTTGACTTGTCCCCCGAACTGTGCTATACTGCTTTTAGGCTGGTAAAGGAGGCGAACAGATGCCAAAAATATCCGACAACAACCTTGTTGAAAAAAGCAAATCCCTTGTGTGGGCAAAGTTTAGGGACTACACAGCAGGCGAGCTTCGGTTGCTAGAGGTTTACTTGTCAAGAATAAATCCAAGAGACCCAAACAGCAGCCGTGTGGAGTTTTCGTTGGCAGAGTACAGAGACCTGCTGGGCTTAAAAAGCCTTGATGCACGAAGGATTGAGCCGCAGATCAAGCACTTTCTGGGCAATACGGTGTCGATTCCAATTGACAAAGAGAAGGGCACGTTTGAGAGCTTTGTCTTGTTTACAAGAGCAAAACTGGACTATGTGCCAGAAACAAGGTCTTATGTTGTGGCAATCACTTGCAACCCTGACCTTCGCCCTATCTTTTTTGATATTGCCGAAAGCGGGTATGTCCGGTATCGGTTGCGTTATACGTCACGGATGAAATCACAGTATAGCATCCTGCTTTATTCGATTCTTCGGGACTGGATGAACATGGACAACAAGCCGCATGAAATCAGTCTGAAAAAACTGAGAGAACAGCTCGGCGCGATGGAAGCAAGCTACGATGTTTACAAGAACCTCCGTAAACGAGTGCTTGATGTTGCAGTGGATGAAATCAATGCCGTGTCTGACATCGTGGTGACCTATGAACCAGTTCTTGTGGCACGAAAGGCTGTGGCAGTCAAGTTCAAGCCCAAAATTAAAGCGTCTGAGACGCTGATTGAAGCTCAGGCAAGCGAAGTATCGGCTGAACCTCAAAAAGCCGCCAGAAAGCCCCGCAGAAGCGGATACGAGGATTTTGACTGGTCTGTGTGTGACGAACTGGAAAAGCAGGACTGCATTGACGTGGCGAAGGTAGTTGAGAAGTGGATGAAGAAAGAGCATCCGGAAATCAAGCTGCCGAGACGCAGAGAAGCGGTTTACGACACAGTAAAGGCGGCGTATAAGGACATCTTGTCCTTGAGCAGAACGCCGTTCCCTGACAGACCTGTTGGCTATCTGATTAGAAGCGTAGACAAAGCGGGTATCGTAGACAAGTATATGCCAGCGTTCTATTCCATTGAAGCGTTACAAGAGCAGTAAGACGTAGCGCGTTGAGCAGATGATGCAGAAAGGAGAAGGTATGAGACTGATTGATGCAGACAAGCTAAGAGATTATCTGCAAAACCATTACAACGAAGTGGAAGCGCTTCATCGTCCGAATGACAGCGAGTATCTTTGTGGAATTGGGACTTGTCTTGATTCTATTGATGCAGATAGCTTTGATGTTCCTGACACATATCCAGCGTGGATAAGTGTGAAAGACGAGCTTCCAGCTATTGGCGAGCCTGTTCTTGTTTTTGACGATGCGTCAGATATGATGTTTGGATTCATGTCATCCGATGGGTATTGGTTGGAAACGGGGAGCGAACTTCCTTGCAACGTAACACATTGGATGCCTTTACCAGAACCACCGAAAGAATAAAGAAAGAGTGATAAAATGGCAAAAATCATAGCTGTCGCCAACCAAAAGGGCGGCACAGGAAAGACTACCACAAGCACCTGTCTGGCGGGTGCGTTGCAGTTGCTTGGCAAGAAGGTGTTGCTGGTGGACTGTGATGCCCAGTGCAACGCAACGGACACCTACGGCGCACAGACAGAAGACGTGTGTACTTTGTTCGATGTAATGACCAGACAGGGCACAGTAGAGGAAGGAATCCAGCACTGCGAAGCCGGTGACATTCTGCCGTCAGACAACGCATTGAAGGACATTGACGAGCAGCTTGTCCGGGATATTGGCAAGAACTTCCGGCTTCGTGAAGCACTGGAATCCGTGTCAGAACGGTACGATTACATTGTTCTGGACACTCCCCCGCAGCTCGGTCTTGCGCTTGTGAACGCTCTGATCGCCGCCAACAGCATCATCGTGCCTATCACAGCAGACCGCTATGCACTTGCCGGGTTGAGCCAGCTTTCGCAGACCATTGGTGACGTTCGTAGATACTTCAACCCAACTTTGAAAATTGAAGGTCTACTTCTGAACCAGTACAAGAGCCGTGAGAACCTGTCCAAAGAGGTTGTGGAGCAACTTCCTGTGATTGCGCAAAGCATGGGAACAAAGCTGTTGGACGTGAAGATTAGACCGTCTATGGGCGTTCGTAAGGCGCAGGCAGAGCGTCACAGCCTGTTTAGCGGTGACACGGCAAAGAGTACCAGTGCAGAGGATTTCAAGGCATTGGCGCAAAAGATTGTGGAGGGGGATAAAAAATGAGTAAGAAGATTGTGGACGTTGCTCCTTTGATGGAATATTATCGAAACAGACTTCTTGAAGAAGGTGACAATCAAGCGTTGGAAGATGCGTTAGAAAGGTTAAGAGCGTTAAGAAATGCTGATGTGCAAGATTTACAGCCAAAAGCAACATGGGAACGTCCAGAGGGTTTGACTTTTATTATTCAGGACGATTATGATAACAGCCATGCAGAGCAAGCAATCAAATGCAGTAATTGTGGTGGTATGATTTCCGAAAGCGATTTCGACAAGTGGATTTGGAATTTTTGCCCAGTATGTGGCGCAAAAATGGAGGAAGAAAAATGAAGTCAACCAGCAAAAAATCCTCAGGTCTGCTTGGCGGGTTTGATTTCCAGCCTGTTTTTTTGGAACAGACATTAAGCCGAAGTGAGCCAAAGGAAGAAGAAGTAAGCCAAACAAAGCCGAACGAAGCCGAACAAGCACCGACTAAGCCAAGTGAAGCCACAGACAGCCATGCACAGCCAAGTGAAGCAGAATTAAGCGGCATTAAGCCGAAGCAAGCCAAAGACAGCCAAAGACAGCCAAATGATGCTGTATTAGGCGAAGGTAAGCCGAAGAAGCTGAAACAGGCAAAGGAAACGAAACGGCTGATTGAACATGGCGATATTCCCGGCGCACTGGCTGAAGCTGGCTTGACAAAGAAAAAAATCCCGATGCCGGAATCGCATCAGGGCGTTGCAAGCGGTGACGGCAAGCGTTCTAAGCGCATTACCATCCTTATGAGCGAGGAAGAGCGCAAGTACATCAACCGTGAAGCCAGACGGCACGGAATGACGATTGGACAGTATGTGTACGCTCTGGCTGCTGCTGCGGCAGACGGAAAGATTGAACTGGAAGATTTCTTGGAGGACTGACATGACGAAACAAGAGAGAGTTGCAAGAATTGCAAAATACTACGCAACTTTCCATTTGTTTGGCGATTGGTATCTTGTTAGACGCTACCCTAAACACTTCCATAGTTGGAAAAGATTCGTTCCGTTGTATATACTAATGCACATCAAAGAAGAATAATTTATGTGAGAGGAGAAAAATGCGTACATACAAGCCACGCAAGCGCAGAAGCAAAGAGGAACAAGCTAAAATAAACGCAGAGGTAGCAAAACGTAAAGCAAAACTGGCTGAAAAGTATAATACTGACATGCAGTATTACAAGGGTATTCCTGTTGAGCTGATTGTAAGAGAGGACTACGGTTGCTACAAAGCAAAGCGTTTCAAAATCAATGGAAGCAATCAAAACGTGTGGATTCCAAACTGCTATCTTGAAGATGACGGAACAATTAAGGCGAACATGAACATTGATTTTGTATTCCGTAAGTCTGTAAACCAGTTAAACAAAGCTGGAATCACGCAAGCGATTATTGGTATAAAACGTAAAATGCCGGAAGCAGATGTGCCAAATCTCAAAAGAACCATGCAGAAAATCGGAGATAAAGGAGGAATTACATGGGCGTAACCATCGAATGCAAAAAGACTGGGCGTCAAATGGATGTGGGCTATTTCGGCTTTTTCAAGTTGAGAGCGAAAATTGCAGAACTTGTTGGTTCGGAAGTCGGAGAACACTATAAAAAACTTGATGACATTCTCGATATGCCATCTCCCGAAAAAGAACACGCTCTTGAATCTTACAATGACAAAACGGAACGATTGATTGAAAGCAAAATGCTTCCGATTAAAATTGCAGATTTCCTTTATCAATCGGACTGTGACGGAAAGATTCGATACGGTGCCTGCAAGGAAATCTTGAAAGTTATAGGTGATTATGACGATAGCATTATTTACGGATATGCAGGTAGAGAAAATCCCGCAAAGTTCAAAGACTTCAAAGAAATCCTTCAAGATTGCGTAGACAATAAGTGCTTTATGATTTGGGGATAACAATAACCCACTGTGTAGTCACAATGACCGCACAGGGGAGAAAGGAATAATATGAGCGAAAAAGCAAGAATGTACATAAAATGTTGCCTAGAGAGAAACAAAAGAATTATATATCACGATTTATTGTTTCTTTTGTTTTCTGCGTTGATTGAAGGATATTTTATTCGTCAATTCATATTTGAAAATCATTCGTTTGTTTATATTATGCTTATTATGCTGGACGCCTTTCTCGCATTCAATGTAGCAAAAGAGCTATCCGAATTTGAAAAAGAATCTGAAATTTTAAAAAATATATTAGAAAAGGGTGATAAAAAGTGCTAATATATGTTTTTGCAGGAATATGCTTTATAGGGATGCTTATTTGCGTGAGTTCTTTTTTTGCGGGGCCATTTGACAACGAGGGGGGAAAAGAATATATAATAATGGCTGTTGCAGGGATTGCTTTAACAATACTTGGCGTTGTTCTAATGATAGCAAACGTAGAATACAATTCGTCCCATCCTATCGTATCAAATTATGATTTACAGGAAATCGAACCGGGAATATATGCCTATACATCGACTGTCGTTTCAAATATTCCAGCTGAAAATTATGAAATGTGTACAGTTTTAATAAATGGGCAGTACATTACAATTAAAGGAACCGTAAAAATAGCGAAATCGGATGGAAGCACTCCTAAAATAAAATGGGAAAACAGGCGAATAGTAAACGGAGATACTGTTACGATTTATGCGGATATAAACAAAATAAAAAATAACGGCGTAAGAACTATATCTTAACGAGGACTTTATGGAAGAATATAAAGATAGTATTGCGATTATTGAAAAAAGCGAAATCGAAAAGCGAAAGTCTGAATATGGAAATCGCTTTTGTAAAATAACTAAAGAAATGATAGAAAGTTTAGGAAACGAGAAAATTCTAATGATAAATGACGGAGAATATTGTACTTTTTTGAAATATTTCCAAGATTAAACAGAACCCCTGTGTAGCCGTTAAAAACTACACAGGGGTTCTGTTTTACTTATCAGCAATGCAATCCCAGTAGAGATACGCCTTGCCATCTGCGGCATCTGCGTCATCAAGGAACGCCTTTGCCATGTCAGCGTAGAAGCCCGGAGTGTCAACGGACTGACGCTTTGCAACCTGACAATAATCCGAGTACATCATGTTCATGACAGCCCAGAAATCGTTCGGGTCACAGGTGATATTCCGCTGTTTGGCAACGTCCTGTGTCTGTTCCAGCGTCCAGTGACAGCCTTTCGTGCCGTCAGCGTTCACCATGCTGTCGCACCATTCCTCCGCTTCATCGTGGGTGAGGTGCTTGCGTGGCATCTTGATGGAACGACTGTCTGCACCGCCATGCTCATACTGCCCAGACCGCTTGTCCCAGTCTTCGCTCTGCGAGAAGCCAATCTGCGGCATCTTGCGCCCATACTCTACGTCAGGGTAGCGGGGGATAGGGTAGGGGTCGATGTAGCGGTTCTCCTCCTGCGGGTAGTAAGGATGGCGGTCATTGCCATCTTCCAGCTTGCGCAGACGACGTTCCAGCTCACGCTCCCTGCGGTCACGCTCTTCCTCAAGGCGGTCACGTTCCGGCTCACGGTCTTTGTCGTGGTCGCGGAACATCATCATGCGGCGAAAATTAGTCTTGCCCATAATCTACACCTCCTCAAGAAATAGACGCGGGCGCGCCAGCGTGGGAACGGCAGAAGCAGCCAAGATACTTGAACGTGCCTGTGCCAGTGGCAGACGTTGCCACACGGGTAGCGTAACGGGTGCGGGTGTGGATGCTCTCGGCGGTTGCCTGAGCGCAGTTGCAGTCGGTCAGAGGGTATGCGGTCGTGCCTGCACCGATGGTAATGACCACAGGTGCGTTGATGGTGGTCGTGTCCGGCAAGCTCTGGGCAACGACAATGCAATACTTCTCTCCGTTCTGGTACGCTCCGGCAGGAATGTTGATGGTCAGCGTATCATTGGCGAATGTGACCGCCTGACTGATGACCAAGTGCGGGCAGAGTTTGCAGCTTGTTTTGCAAGCCATAGTATTTTCCTCCTAAAAAATCAGGGGCAGAGGTGTCTTACCCCTGCCCCGATGGTTCACCCGGTGTTATCGGGGAGTGTGTTGGTTAGCAGCAGCCGCAGCAGTTCACGCCCACGTTGGGGTTTGCCACCTGATAAGCGGGAATCGGACGAGGATTGACCCGGTTCAGGATGGTATCGGTCTGCTGAGACATCACAGTGGTCAGAAGCGCATTCTGACGATCCTGAGAAGCGGCGAACTTCAGGCTCTGGTTCTCAGCGGTCAGAGTAGCGATCTTATCCTGCGTGAAGTAGTCCATCATGCTGCGGAAGTTGGCGTTGCAGTTGTCCACAATGGCACGGGCGTTGTCTGCGATAGCCTGACGGGTAGCGCAGTCCTGCTGTGCAATGGTGTACTTCAGGTCGCCGATGAGCTGCTTGTTCTCGCAGCAGCAAGATGCCAGCTGCGTGGCAAGTGCGGTCTGACCCGCCTGCCGTGCGTTGCCCTCCTGCATGATGGCAAGGCTGATGGCGTTGTCTCCGTTGGACACGCTGCGTTCCAGACCGTTCACGAGCTGTGCGTTCTGGTAGCCGAGCTGACAGATGGCACTGTTCACGCCCGCAAAGCCGTTTGCGATGTTGGCATTGATGCCGTTGATCTGCGCCAGTTGGTCATAGCCCAGAGAGCAGATACCGCTCTGGATGCCCGCCAGAGAACGAGAGGTGTCCTGCTGGTAGAAACCCTCCGACAAAGCCGCACGAGTATCTGCGCCGCCCTGACCGGTTGCACCGGTGCCCACCAGATAGGGGATGTAGCTGTTCATTCCGTTGTCACCACCGTTCCGACCGTAGCCGCCGTTGCCCCAGCCGAAGATGATAGCGAGGATGATAACCGCCCACAGACCTTCGTTGCCGAAGAAACCGCCGTTGTTATTACCGCCGTCCTGCCCAGCCAGATAGCCAGTTGCAAAATCGTCCATAACAAAACTCCTTTCAGTTTTGCGTTATGCTATCCCACCGCCGTGTGCGATGGGCGAAGCCAAACAAAAGCGGTTTTTATCAAGTCCGCAAAACTGAGAAGCGTTTCGCTTAGAGGGATGCTTTACCGAGGCAGCGTCAGGTTCAGGGCGCTTGCAAGCTGGTTCAGGTCGATGCCCCGCTCTTTGGCGAGGTTCTGTGCCATCGTCTTGAGCTGCGTTTCGTTTTTGCCCTGAATCAGGTTCAAGCCCTGCATGATGGGGGCATTCTGCCCGCTCAACTGCTGGATAAGCCCCATCGGGTTCTGTCCGGCACGAGCCAAATTTGCAAGCTGCATGATAGGGCTGTGAGTAATCATATCAAACGGAGAGGGCATTGTTATTCTCCTTTCTTCGCTGTGGCAGCGGGCTTAGAAAAACTCTTCTGCCACTTTTCCAGTTCATCCAGCCTGTGGACGAGGGCGTTATACTCTTCAACAGGCACATACTGCTGTGTCGGTGCAGCGGTCTGCTGTGCCTGTTGCGCCTGTATCTGCCGCCACGCTTCCGGGCTGTAAAACTCCTGTATATAGGATTCACAGGTGTCCGGGTTCAGCCGCTTGCAGTAGATCACACCGCTCCGCAGGTCGGGGCAGTAGGTCGGTCTGCCATACAGGTCAGACGGTATCGCCAAAAACTCTTCCCTGCTGGAAACAGGTCTGCCCAGCAGCCAACCGCCATCCTGTACCGACTGCTGAACAGGCTGTTGCCCATTCATCGGCTGCGGACGCTGCTGCTGTGCCTGCTGCATCTGCGTGTTCGGCAGGGGAGTGGCAAGCCCTACCGTGCCCATGTTGCCGTAAGGGTTGACAGGCTGCTGCGGAACATAGGGTGCTCCGGGTGTCTGGTAATAACTCATGGTTCATCCCTCCTATTGCGCCCAGTGTACCGCATCGGCAAAAAGTGAAGGACAACGAAGGTACAACGAAGGACAAAAAAGAAAAGCGCCCACACGGAAAAATCCGCATGAGCGCTTAA